TTCTTTCCTTATTACCTTCTTTCTTTCTAGTTAGTGTCCTTTTGCTGTCCTTCTGCTGTCCTTCTGCTGTACCGTTTGCTGTATCGTTTGCTGTACCTTCTGCTGTCTGCCTTGATTGATAACTATCGAAATTTAATATGGTTATTATGGTTGTTTTGTTGTCCTTTTTCACGTCCACCATTTGGCGTTTTCTGAGCGTGTCGATGAAGAGTCGAACTTTGTTCCTCGACCACTTCCACCGCTCAGAAAGGCTTAATTCGGAATAGCCGACCTGCCCACGATCAAGGTCAACGGAGATGCCGCGCACTATGATCCAGCCTGGTTTCGTCTGGGCAAGCATGAGCAGATCAACCCATGCCTGCCCACGGGTGAACGGCTCCATGAGCCATAGGTCATGATGTGCGAGTTGACAGTGCAATTTTATCCACCTTCCCATGCTTTCCTCTTGACCGCAGCACGCCGTTGTGGCATCTTTGGCCAGTCATTGTTACGAGCCCCGCGCAAATTCCCAGCCAGGAACGCGGGGCATTTTTCATTTCACTCCACCGTCACAAACTCCAACTTCACCGCCTTCTTTTCCCCGAGACAAAACACCCTCCACACGCCGCGCCAGTCCAGAAACGGCTCGCTGACCGTGCTCGTCTTCCTGCGCCTGGGCATCAGGTCTTCGTCGTGCGAGATGATGACGACCCTGGAGCCCCTTGGAATCCGTCGCGGCGGCTCCGGGCCGAACTCCATGCGCTCGACATCCCATCCCAGAGACTCGGCCACGAGCTGCAGCACGTCTTCCTGGGTGAAAATACTCTCTCGCTGGTCTGGCCTGTTGATGCGCCTGCGGTTGATCTCGACGCGGAACGCATTGTCAGAATCGCCAACCGGATGGAGTTGAATTTTCCGGGTGTTTGAGTTGTCAGTTTTGACAGATATGCGGATCATGCCGTCATGGCCTCCGGGTCGACACCCATCTCTCGGCACATCGCGTGCGCCGTCGTGGAGCCGACGCCGAAAAGTTCTTTCACGATAATCCAGTTCGCTTCGTTGCGCCTGCGGCCGCGCATAAGGCGGCGGAAGTTCCGCAAGACGACGAGGTGGTCCAGTAGCTTCTCGCGCTGGGTCTGGGCTGATTCTGGGATGTCGTTCATTTGCGCACCTCGGCTAATGTTGACGCCGCAAGGTCGCGGCACTGCACAGCGTCGAGGCCGTTGTTGACTATCGCGTTCAGTGCGTCCTCCATCATGCGATATTTACGCTCCAACACCCGCGTACTGTACGCCTGCCCCTGATCGTGAAGAACGGGCGGCATGGAATCCCAGTGCCTGACAACTTTGATTTCGCTCATCTCTTCGCCTTCCTCCTGTTCGCCCTGCTCTTCTGTGACGCGAACTTGCGCCCCTTGGTGCGCTTAGTGTTGCGAGAGACGGGCGGGGGCGTCTGTCGGTAAGAACTGATGACATCAAAGGCGTCCATGTAGGGCGCGGCCAGGGTGAAATAGGCCAGTGCTCGGTCAAGTGCTTTCATGCTATAAGTCTCCAGGAAGAATGCAGTTTGGAACGTTGAAAAAACCCAATTGGCCCGTGTATGGTATCATCTTGATCGGCCTCGGATCGTGCAGGACAAATCCGTATTCACCCGTAAACCAGCGCGAATCGCTCCAAGACACACAGTCAACTATTTCTACGCTCCCAATGATTCCGCCTCTCGGCATCTTTTCGAGCGAGCCCACGACCTGCCTGCCCATCGCACAACTTGCGAACTCAAGCGCGTCCTCGAATTCCTGCTTTGTGCATCCTTTTGCGGCGTGAACCAGTATTCTGCCACGCACAGCCGTTTTCCAGTTCCTATTTTCAATATCCTTTCCCCCGCGCATAATGAGCGTAGCCCACGGCTGGCGGATACTAAGAGCAAACATCGCTCACCTCCCAAAGTTCAATCGTCTCCACCGCCTCGCTGGTAAGCTGCTCCTCCACCCAACTATTCGTCCTCGCCAGTTCCAGCGCGTGCGCAGCGTCCCCGCAGCAGGCAACCGTGGTGACAAATGGGGCGTCGGGGGCGGGGTGGATTCTGTAGAGATTCATGTGTTACACCTCATTTCCGTTGTGTGACTGACAGCCTTGCCTCTGGGTCATATGTGGGGATCATGGATGGCTCCCTTTCAAGCACAGCAAGGTATAGGTTGACGGCCCTCTCAATGATCTCCGACTTGGTGATCTCCCCACCTGTGCGCTGGATGACGACAAAGAGCCGTTCATACAGGTCTTCGGACAGGCGCACGCTGAACGGATCAGTTTTTGCCATGGTCATTGCTCCGGCCTCCCGTCTGGGACAATCTGAATCGAATGCCCACAGGCCGAGAGTATTTTCTGTAAGGTCTCAACGCTGGTGTTTTCACCGGACAGAACCCGATAGAGGGTTGCCCGCGAGACGCTCGACCTTGCAAGAACCGCCTCGAAACCATTTGATTTTACAAGCTCATTCAGTGTTTCTTTCGCATTCATGAGGGATTTGTATCAGATATGAGAGGAGAGCGCAAGATGTTTCCCATAAGTGAAAATCGACATGGCCCGCGAACGTGTTATGTTCTTGGCATGGGACTCTACGAAAAAATTCAGAAGTGGTTTGTGAGTCAAACCACAGACGACGACAAATCGAAGATCGCCCTTTACCGCAAAGCTGGGCAGGTCGGATCGCGGGCGACGTTTTATCGCTTTGTTTCAGGGCAAGACGTTGTTCCGAGTGCCGACAAATTCATGGACTGGATCGAAAACATGGGGTTCAGAGTGTTGTTTCCGGGCGAAAAAACGGAACCAGCCGACAAGAAGAGCGAGGTCAATGAAATATGCGGGCGCATATTCCAATCGCTGAACTCCATGGGCGTGAGCCATGACATCATCGTCGCCGCTCAAAAAGCTGTCTTCACCACTGACGCAAGTCAGCATGCAGCAAACGGAGATCGGTGCCGAGGCCAACGAGCGGTTGGAGAGTGATAAGAGGGGCGTCGTCCAATACTGTATTGCTCGACGTGGTGCGCCGCTCGAACTCGCAACAAGGTGCGATTCAGCACCCATAGCCGCCTCAGAGGCGGTTGTTGGCTTGGTCGCACAACCAGCGCGCGAAAAAATGTATGACATTGACAAAATAAGTTGCACAAATGAACCTGGATACGTCGGAGGTAAGACAAAATGATTGTCGTTTTGGCGTTACTCGGCGCTATAGTTCTAACAACCCCTTCAATTGTTTATAGAACGTCAAGTGATGGTCCAATGCCATTGTGGGGAGCGCTTATTGTTTCTACAGGCGTGATACTCGCTGGCGAATTCGTCCTTTCAGTTGTCGGCGCAAATGGCCACGGGATGGTGGCGGTCCCGGCAGTTCTTTCATTTTTCATTTTGAGGCTGAAAGCCAGATAGCTTTTCCAAAGCCACAAGATATTGATCCCGTTTCGGATTTGGCCGATTCGGGATTTTTTTTGTCGGCCATATCTCATATCTGAAAGTTTTTTCTATTTTATGGCAAAAAAATGTTGTCATCGTGTCTCATTTGTGAGAAAAGGATTTCAACGAATCACGGAACCCTCACACCTCCACGGAGAATAGACGGCCCGCGATTCGCCCGAGCCGAGGTAGCGCGGCGGACCAGATCCTAGACCATAACCGAAAGGGGCGGGGCGGAGTCCAGGGCCAAGCGAGGGCGGGGAGGGATGGAGTCTTTGACAATGGGATATCGCGTCATCCGGAGCGCATTGAGTGACCGCGCCCGTGTCAGCCCTGGCGACAACAACCTAGCCAGGGACATCGGTACAACGGGCGGGCGTTCAAGCATGGAGCAGCTTGAGCCGCTACACCCTCCTTCACTCTGCTCGGGAGGCATCCCGGGCGCTCCAGATGGCGCGATGCGACGACAGGAGGAAGTATGAACCTTTTTTACTCTGATTTCGACAAGCGGTTTCTGTCCGCGTTGACGAACGCGCCCGACTCACTGGCCCCGCGTGCGGCCAAGCGGATGACGGACAAACAGGTTTTGCACGCGATGGCTAAGGTGTGGGTTGCGGCTGATGGCGAGGCGTCGGGGCTGACTGACGACTATGTGGCGAAGCTCAGGGCAGAAATTGCGATGGTGGAGAAGGATAACGCGGCATGAAAATCAACACACCCACCACATGGCAACAGTTCCGCGCCCTTCTCGGCCTCCCCGGCACGACGCGGTTGCAGGACGCGCTGATGGACTCTCACACCGTCTGTAAGATGGCGGCTACGTGGAAGAAGGAGGAAAGAAATGCTGAAACTCGAACTCACAGATAACGCATCACTGGTCCGTGGCGGTATCATCCCAGGGATTCCGATTGACGAGTACCATGCCCATAAATCGGTTTCGAAGAGCCAGCTTGACCAGATGGCCAAGTCCCCAGCGCACTACCTGGCGTCCCTGACGACGCCGAGAAAGGAAACGTCGGCCATGCGGATCGGGTCCATCTTCCACGGCATGGTGCTCGAACCTGAGCGCGTCAAGATCGCCGTGGCTCCGGTCTGCGACAAGAGGACAAAGGAAGGCAAGGCGACATGGGAAGCCTTCTGCCTTGAGAACCACGGGGCCGAGATCGTGACCGCCGATGAGGGCGAAATGCTGAACGGCATGGCCGAGTCCATCCGCAAGCACCCCGCCGCCTCTGCCCTTCTCAACGGACCCGGCATCGCCGAAGGCTCATGCTTCTGGTACGACGAGCAGAGCGGCGAACTTTGCAGGTGCAGGCCGGATTTCTACCGCGAGGATGGCATTGTCGTTGATTTGAAGACGACGGAAGACGCCAGCCTCGACGGGTTCACCCGCAGCGTGGCGAAATACAACTACGCCGTCCAGGCCGCGTTCTATTCCGACGGCGTCGAGGCCGCAACGTCGATGCCGGTTCGTGGGTTCGCTTTCATCGCCTGCGAAAAGACGCCCCCGTATGCCGTCCAGTGCTTCCAGCTTGACTTCCAAGCCATGGAGGCGGGCCGGGTCATTTACCGCAACCTGCTTCTCGACCTCGCAGACTGCAAGATCGCCGGAAATTACCCGGCATACAGCAACAAAATTGAAACCCTGAGCCTGCCCAACTGGGCTTTGAAAGGAGTTTGGGAATGAACGCACCAGTCGCACTTGCCTACCAGCAAGCAATCATGCCTATCGACCCGGGCGCAATCGCTGCCGCAGAGGCCGTCAAGGCCCGCATCCAGTCTGCCTACATCATGGCCATGCAGCGCCCCAGGAATGAAATGCAATCTCGTTCGCGCATCCTCGAAGCCTGCAAGCGTCCTGAGTTCGCTGCCCGTGTCGAGTACGCCAAGCCGGTCGGCGGCAAGAAGATCATCGGACCGAGCATCCGCTTTGCCGAACTGGCCGTCAGGGAGTGGGGAAACGTCATCACCGAGACGCAGCTTGTCTATGAAGACGACAACGTGCGCCGGATCAAGGTCACGGTCATTGATCTAGAGACGAACGCCACCTTCGGCAAGGAAATCCAAATCAAGAAGACAGTCGAGCGCCGCGACGGCAAGGGCCGCGAGATCGTCGGGGAGCGGCTGAACTCCTACGGGGAAAAGGTCTTCATCGTCCTGGCCACCGACGAGGAGTTGCACACCAAAGAAGCCGCGCTGATTTCCAAGATCATCCGCAACGAGGGCCTGCGCCTCATCCCCCAGGACATCATTGACGAGGGCATCGAGGTCGCCCGTAAGACCCTGCACAACCGGGACGCTCAAGACCCCAAGTCGGCCCTCAAGAAGGTCGTTGACGCCTTCGGAAACATTGGAATCAGCCCGAAGCAACTCGAAGTGTATCTTGGCCACGGCCTCGACATCATCAGCCCTGCCGAGATTCAAGACCTGCGTGGAGTCTACCAGGCCATTTCCAGCGGCGAAGCAAATTGGGCTGACTATGTTGCCAAGCCCGAGAACAAGGCTCCGGCCAACGACATCAACGACATGCTGAATCAGCCCGGAGCTCAGGCTCCACAGCCAGAAGGCAATGGCAAGAAGCGCCCAACCGCCGTCGAACTCGAAGAGATGCGGGCGGACATGGTGGCCGAGATCGAGCGCGACGGCCTAGCCCTGGCCGAGATCGAAAAGCTGGTCGGCGCCTATGTCAACAAGTGGACGCCCAAGGATGTCGAGAAGATTCGCGGTGTCATCGTGCCGAACCTGAAGGCCGAGTTGATGGGGGCCTGACATGTGCCACTCTGGGTGTTTCTACGAAAATTCATGGGGCGGCTGCAAAGGTCGCCCCAAGGGGAGGCTGACCGTTACGCCGCACTGCTTCGAGGATGACGGAGATGTCGAGGCGTACAACGAGAGCGTGGACGAGTCGAAGATTTTGAACTGGGAACTGGATAGGGAGTGGCAGCATGAACGAATCTGAAATGACCGACGAGGAGTTCTACGCATACGTGATGGAGTACCGCCGCGAGAGGCGGGAGAGTAACCGATAACCCCAGCGGCGGGGTGTGCCGCGCAAGGAAGGACATGAGCACCGAACCGAAAGAAACCGCCCTCGTCGTCATCGAGCCGACAACGGCCCTGGCCGTCTTCACCAACGCCGAGAAAGTGGACCCGATTCTCGACGCTATCCGCAAGATCGTTGCCGAGTTCAAGCCCGACACGACCACCGCAAAGGGCCGCAAGGAAATCGCCAGCATCGCCAACAAGGTGGCCCGCTCCAAGACCTACTTGGACGACATCGGAAAGAAGCTGACCGACGAGTACAAGGAAATCCCGAAAAAGATCGACGCGAACCGTAAGCGGATCAGGGACGAACTGGACGCGCTCAAGGCCGAAGTCCGCCGCCCGTTGACCGAGTGGGAGGAGGCCGAGAACCGACGCGTTCAGTTCTTAAAGGACAGAATCAACGGGATCTACATGCGCGGTGCGCAGACGCAAGACTCCGTGCATGTCGGGTTGTCAATCAAAGATATCGAAAATATCGCCATCGATGAGTCTTGGCAAGAGTTCGCAGCCGAAGCCGCGCAGGTCAAGGACAAGGTTCTGGCCGACCTCCGCGCCTGTCTCGAAGCCTGTCTCAGGCGTGAAGCTGAACAAGCCGAACTTGCCCGCCTCCGCGAAGAGAAGGCAAAGCGTGACGCCGAGGAACGCGACCGCCGCATTGCCGAAGCCGCCGCAGAGAAGGCACGCAAGGATGCCGAGGAGGCCGCTGCCCGTGCCGCCGCTGAAGTTGAACGCAAAGCCAAGGAAGAACGCGAAGCCGCCGAACGCCGCGAACTGGAATTGAAGTTGGCCGCCGAGCGTGCCGAACGCGAACGCCTCGCAGCCATCGAACGCGCCGAACGTGAAAAGCAGGCTGCCGTCGAGGCCGAGCGCCGGAGACAGGAAGAAGCCGAGCGCGTGCGCCTGGCCGAAGAGGCGAGGGCCAAGGCCGAGACTGAACGCCGTGCCGCTGACGAGGCGAACCGGGAGCGCATCCACCTTGAAATCCGCGACTTCCTGATGAGCGAAGGCTTGCCGTTGAGCAACGCCGCAGCAGTCGTGAGTCTACTTTCAACCGGGTCGATCCCGCATGTGAGCGTGAGGTACTAGTTGTGAGCAACCACCCAGTCGCCAGAAAATGCCTCCACTGCGGCAAGCCATTCGACTCGGTCAACAAATCTCTCGTCTGCTCTGATGAGTGTCGTAAAGCCCGCAAGCGCCGCCAGGACCAGAAGTGCAAAGCTGGTGGCGGGCGGATCGGTACCGAGTCGAAATGTGAGCATTGCGGCAAGACGTACATCGTGAGCGGTCCGACGCAAATGTACTGTTCGGAAAAGTGTTGCCGCCGCGCGAAGACAGCACGCGGATACGACAGGCGCAAGGACATCCCGGCCAAGTGCATCATCTGTGGAGCGTCGTTCATGACGAGCAAGTCAACGAGGGCGAAAACCTGCGGACCGGATTGCGCTGCCGTCTACAGGACGCGGCAGGTTCAAGCGAGGTCCGACAGGATGGAAAGCGGCGAGCGTCCCCCGTCTTGGTGGGCCTACGACATGCCATGCCCCTGGGAGCACGCCCTGTTCGACACACCGCCTGCATACGGGACGAGTTGGTACGACGCGAGTGCGGACCCGATGACGAGCGGCGCATGGTGTGATGCGGTGGAGATGAGAGAGAGGAGGTGTGCGGCATGATCCACCATCTACCGCAACTGATCGTACTGTTCTTTGTGTGCGGCATCTTGATTGGCGTTATCATTAAAAACTTTCGATAACGGGTGGTGAAAAATAATGGAATGTGCCTGTTTCTCCGTCGACAACGACGACTATGTCACCATGCTGGCCAGCAACCACCGCCGCGCCGCGAAGTATCACCGGTGCAGCGAGTGTCTTGGGAAGATCTTCCCCGGCCAGACATACCTCGAAGAGCGATACCTGTTCGACGGCACGGTGAGCACGCACAAGACGTGCGCGTGTTGCGAGTCGGTCAGGGAGCACCTGTTCTGTCAATTTACATATGGCTGCCTTTGGGCTGACCTCGAAGAGCACCTTGACGAGTCAATGCGATATTATGACATGCCCTGGGCCAAGATCGCCCGGCTCACGCCAGCGGCCAGGGCGCATGTGTTGATGATGATCGAGGAGATATGGCGGGACGCCATAGAAGACGAGGAGGATGATGATGCCTAAATACGAATTCGACGCCGAACGCTGGCTGCGCAACGTCGCGGAAGTCCAGTCTCACCGGGCAGGCGCAGGCCCCGCGATGCTGCGGGAAAACATGCTGAAATGCGCGGAGGAGATTGAGCGTTTGCGGGAATTCATCCGCAACGGTGTGGAGATGGGTTACATCGTCGTGCCCGACAAGGGCGACCCGGCGCGAGACATCATTGATAAAATCTGCGGAGGTGAAGAGTGATAGGTTTAAACGAAGGGCCTTGGTTCATGCGGGATTTCAGCCCAACGCCAGACGGCCACCCATATTTTATTATCCAAGCCGGAGGACCAAATATCGGTGACGGATGGGTAGGCGACGAGTTCCTTTCGATGTCAGGCGTCATGACACGCGAAACGGCCAGCCTCATAGCCGCCGCTCCCGACCTCTATGCCGCGCTTGAACGCATCTACGGGCGACTGCTCATGTCAGACCGTGACGGCGATGCCCACATAACCGAGGAAGACGGCGCAATGGCTGAAGCGGCGTTGAGAAAAGCGAGAGGTGAAGAATGAAATTCCCTTCCGAGTTCTGGACATACACCGTATTTCCGACGTTTATCAAGGCCAGCGCGACAGCAAAAAACAGATACGCGCAAGAGGTCAGATATTATACATCTGCTGACCGCTTTCTTGATGACTTCGGAGACGATGAACAGGCCGCAAAATGCGCCAATTATTTCAAGGAGGACAGCAATGGTAAAACTCGTACCGCAGGCCGACGCCAAGTCCGCTAGCATGGGATGGTTCTTTGACCCTGGGTTCATCCAGAACGTCCAGCGCGTAGCCGCCGACGTGGAGGACCCGTCCATGGAGTCGATTGATTCCGTGCTCTTCGCCCTGCGAGAGATGGGATATATCCGCGTGAATGATACGTGCGAGAACGGGTTCACTACTGATGAATGCGTGACAGGTATGTGCGAGTTACAGGCCGAAAACGCCGCCCTCCGCGCACGTCTCGCTGAAGTCGAGGCACAGAGCAGGTGCCTACTCGAACTTGAAGCTCAGGTCGAAAAGCAAGGCGAAATGCTCAATGAACTCAAGAAGGCAATGGCGGCAAAAGACAAGGAACTTGTCGCATATAGAAACGCCCTGACGCCGTCTTCGGAGACGAAGGCGGCGTACATCGGCGAAATAGAATGGACAAGGGAGGTGTTCGATGAAAACGGAATGGCTGAAATAGAAATACTCCAGATTCCTTGGACTTCGATGAAGGAATTCATGGCAATGATAAGAGGCTATGCAAAGTCAACAATGAACAGATAGGAGCAACTCATGGACGCACAGCGGAAGTTCACACAGATCGTATTGGTCATTGTAACCATCATTCTCCTCGCAGCTTTCGTCTCCGCAGCTAAATCAGAAGAACTCTATAACTATAAAGTCTACGGACAAAACAAACAAACCGGCCTCACTGTGGCTGGGGTACTGTGGGAATCCGACAAGCAGGGCAACCTGCGCGGTAAAGTTTATGATGAATTTTCTGTGCAGGATCAATGCAACGGAACCTGGGTTGGCTATGGAGTAGCCCAGGTAGGCTGTGGCAACGGATACCAATATGTACTCAGGGTGATAGAAAAATGAAGACACGATTTCATGATCGAGCCGACAAAATTATCGGCGTAGAGATATGGGGCGTAAAAGTCGTTGTCGACGAAGACGACATGTCCATTTCATACGAAGAGGACAATGAAGATCCAGACGCATACGGCGTTTACCTCCGCGTAAAAGAAGATGATGTCGGACTTGTAGAGCATGTTGGCGACTTTCCGACTATTGAACTGGCCGAATTCATGGCCAACGCAATTACATTGACGCTGGATGTCCCGATCACAAACAAGGCGGTGAAAGAATGAAACTCATCCTCGTTACCGGTAATTGTCCGCAAATTGTGAAAGCGATGAATGGATGGAAATATGACCGGTCTTGCCCAGAGACCGGCCACATCAAAATTGTTCCAAATGGAGATGAATACCCAACAGTATTGGCGTTTAATGGATACCACTATCGCGTAGTAGGACTATGGGGAATCCCTGGAAGGCTGCTTTGGCTCGAACTAGAAAGGTTCTATAGAGATACTATCGTGGCTGCGACGTTCTGCCCGGACGAACTGGTGGAAATGGACCTTGGCATGAGTGACGACGAGCAGTTAAGCGCTTGGCTTGGTGGCCTTCCGTTTCTCTCGGTTAGTCCATCGGAATTTAACAGATCCGAAGCGGAAGTTGATGTCAAAACCACTACCGGTGAGTCGTTATGATAAGGGTTGCACAAGGGGAGGTGAAAAATGAAAGCAGTACCGCAAGCCGACGCAAAGTCCGCTAGCATGGGATGGTTTTTTGACCCCGGATTCATCCAAAACGTCCAGCGCGTAGCCGCCGACGTAGAGGACCCATCAATGGAGTCGATTGACTCCGTGCTCTTCGCCCTGCGAGAGATGGGATATATCCGCGTGAATGATACGTGCGAGAACGGGTTCACTACTGATGAATGCGTGACAGGTATGTGCGAGTTACAGGCCGAAAACGCCGCCATCCGCGCCCGCCTCGCTGAAGTCGAGGCGCAGATGGGTGTTCTTGTATCTTTGTATCGGCAGCTATCATGTTGCTGCGCTCAATTTTACCTGCGCAGTCTGGGCAGGGTTGTATGCTGACGCGCTGGTGGGGGAGGAGAAGGGATGAAAGAAGAAACAGCGTTCTACGCAGCTGTCATCAACATCGCAGTCTGTGCGACTGTTCTTACTATTGCGCTTTTACTTGAAGAGCCGTGGGCACTGGCTGGCCTCATCTTTATGGTTTCATACAGGCACAAGGAATGTGATAAATGTGAGGATAAAAAAAAATGAACACCGCACACGGCTTTATCTGCTCCTACCCAGTCTACGAGTACAAAGGTTGGACATGGGAGGAAACCTACTGCGGTCCCTGGCCCCTGCGCAAAGACGGGGAGCCGAGAAAGCGGGCGGGGCGGGTGTTCTGGAAGGTGTGGGGCGAGTGGCAGGAGTTGCCAGAGGATGAGAAAAAGAAAACCCGCGTCGGTGGCGGGTGTGTGAGGTTTTGAGATGGAAGAAAGAAAATATCAAGACGATGCTATTTCTGGGATACAATGGGCGATTGAAAACGGCGCCCAGAGGGTCATGCTTGTTGCCCCTCCTGGCGCAGGGAAGACGAAAATAGCATCAGACTACTTCTCAACAGTCACGGGCCTTGTCGTTGCCTTCTCGCACAGAAAGGAAATCCGCGACCAGATTGAAAAAGCCTTTCGCAGTGCTGGGGTCCGCAATTTCAAAGCCTACTCGACCGGAGTGCGCGAAATCGCGCCGGAAATCATCCAAGGCGCAGACTATATTTTCGTGGATGAGTGCCATCACTCCCCGGCCAAGACATTCGACCGGATATTTCAGTCTGCGCAGGGCGTCGTCATTGGCGCAACCGCTACGCCGTACCGCGCAGACGGGGCGAAGCTGAAGCCGTTTTTCGATGCCGTTGTCTTTACGCCGAGCGTCACTGAGCTTTCGCGCCACGGGTTCCTGACTTCCGTCGAAGCATACGAAGTGAGCAATGTAAATTTTGCCGAGATCAAAAAGAAGGTGCTTCAGGACTTTGCCATGAATGAGGCATACGAGCGAGTCCGCGTCGTCGTGCAGTCTGGCGACGTTGCGCAAGCCTGGGATAAGCACGCCAAGGGCAAGAAGGCCATAATCTTCTGCACAACAGTTCAGCACTGCTACGACGTGCAGGAAGAACTCATGGGCAAGGGCAAGAAGGTTGTCGTCGTCACGGGCAGGACAAGACCGGCAACTCGCGCAAGGGCACTTCAAGACATCGAGACGGGGTCCATTGACGGCATCGTGAACTGCGGCGTGTTCACAGAGGGGACAGATATTCGAAACATCGGTGCCGTCATTCTTCTGCGGCCAACTATGTCCAGGGCGCTCTTGAAACAGATGATCGGGCGCGGCCTACGCAACGATGCGCCCCTGACCATCATTGACCACGTCGGAAACCTTGCCAACCACAAGGGCATCCTTGAGGAGTCCGCAGAGGACTGCGTGGACATGGTTGCCGACACGCGGTGGAAGCAGGAGCGTACAGTCGTCGACGTTGACAACGCTGGTGGGACGGTCCTGTTTGTCAAAAAGATTGAAGACGCCCTGTTTAAGAAGACGCTTCGCATCCCGCAAACGATTTTGGAGGGGAAGAATGTCATATTCACTAGAGCAGTTGCCTGACGGGACGTATTGCCTTGGGACTGATAGTGGCAACGTATGTTTTTCCAGGGGCGTATTCCGCGAAATTCAGGCGATAATAGACAGGCATGAACGGAGGGACATGCTGGCGCGACAAGCTGAAGATGATAAAAAAAGGGAAGCCCGAATTCTTGATGCAGGCGTCGGGGTTGAGCTACCTCCGCACTCAATATTCCGCCGAGCGATAGAGGACGATAATATTGATTCGCGTGTAATTTATGCCATCAAGCAGGGTTTTCTTTGTCCCAATGGAGCAAGGCTATGGTCCGCATATTTTTCTAAAATTGATTGGGAAAATGACGGTCACTTGTTCGAGCGGATACTGCTAAAAAAATGGGGCGAGAGCGGCGTTGAAGGATTTATAAAATTGCATGGAGACAACTTAGTAGAAAGTATATTCCGGTTTCTTTCATATCAAGACATCGACTATATAAATACATACTCTGGACCACTTACGATCCTTGTAAATATTGGGTTGTCCGACTCAAGAGATTACACGCCTTTCGATTTTGCGTGCGCGAGGGTGTACGGAGTTGACCCACACGAAACGGCTATGCGGTGCGACACTGACTATGCAAAGGAAAATTTTGAGACAATGATTCATGCAATATACGACGCATCTATATTCGTCAACGAAAGCTCGTTCAACCAAAGGTCAACATGCCCCGGGATTGAATATTCTCCAGAAAAGAAAATCATAAAAGAATCAGCGATGTGCGCTATTTATTTGTCCAGATTTTTCACAGATCGTCAGTGGGCGGAAATTTGCCAATCTAACATCTGGCTTCTTGTCAAAGACATTGTTGCCGTGCTCAAGTCGTCGCGCCCCGTCGCCGCGTAGGAGGTTTTGACCATGATCGAAGTTGCGAACCTGACGGAGATGTGCCAAATCCTGCGCATGGATGTCAGCACAGGGAGGAAGCATTGGCGGACGTGGCCCCACTTCTTCCCGACCGCTGGACGGGATGCGCGATCCGCACGCTTTGTCCCGGAGCAGGTTGTTGCGGCCTTGATGAATACCAATGGCAATCACGGAATACAAGGCAAAGGCCGGGATCAGGTACAGGGCGATTCTGTACGAGGGAAAAAGAATCATCGCCAGCAAGCGGGGGTTCGTAACGAAGCGCGATGCCAAAAAATGGATGCTGGACACGGCGGCAGAATTGAGCAGGCCATCACCGCCGACGCCAACCGGCACGGACTTCTTGACCGTGTCCAATGACTATCTTGACGACATGATTGCCCGCCGCCAGCCAAACACCTACCGCTACAAAAAGGCTGTCGTCGCATCCCTCATCAAGCACATGGGCGGAACCACATTCGCCCTCGAAGACCTGGCGCAGGACGACATTTCCGCATATCTCAAATCCAGATGGGAAGAGGATGGCCCGAAGGCCGCGAACCGCGATGTCGTCGAACTCAAGGCCCTCTGGAACTGGCTCATCAAGAAGAACAAATTTCAGACGAACCCGTGGCGAGAAGTTGAGCCGTACCCGGAAGAACAGTTTCAGAGATACGTCCCGCCAGCAGACGACGTGACGGCCGTGCGCGCCGTTGCCATGGGGCAGGAGCGCGACCTCCTTGATGTGATCTACTTCACCGGCGCCCGCCTCTCCGAAGCCTGCAATCTGACTTGGCAGGACATTGATTTCGAGCGCATGTCCATCACCCTATGGACCCGCAAGCGCAAGGGCGGCGGACGGCAACCACGGACGCTCGGCATGGTCAAGAGCCTGGCTATACTGCTCAAGGCTCGGAAGTACTTGGCAGACCAGAGCAGACCAGAAGTTTTCTTCGACCCGGCAACAGGCGGCAAACTTCATAAGAATACCCGCTGGTGCATCACACTGTTCGATAACCTGTGCGCCAGGGCCGAGGTCACGCGCTTCACGGCCCATTGCCTGCGGCACTTCGTGGCCACGAAACTGAAGGACAGCCGCAAGGCTACGCCCTTCCAGATCCAAAATCTGCTCGGGCACCAAAACCTTTCGACGACAGAAAAGTACCTTCACGAACTTGATGTGGACCGCGACGTTTCAGCCCTGCTTGAAGACCCTGAAGAGCCGTTTTCTAGGAAAAGCAGACCAAGTAGCAGACCAGAAGACGCCATCCAATGAAAAAGCCAACCACCGCAATCTGCGAAAGTTGGCTTATAGCAAGGGTTGGCGGAGAGGGTGGGATTCGAACCCACGTACGGATTATTAGTCCGTAACTCGATTTCGAGTCGATTTTGAGGTGTTTGTAGTCTTACGCAAGCCCTTGTCATCAGGCTTAAATGGGACGAGCAGACCAGAAAGCAGACCATGGCAGACCAAATGGCAGACCAAATGGCAGACCACGGGCCGTGGTTGATTTCCACCCACGCGATGGTTAATTTTCCAACTGAGTATTTTTGCGCAGTCATTGAGTAATCCTGTTCAAAATCCCTGAACGCACGTCGCAGCTGAACAAAAAAACCCCGCCATTCCTGACGGGGCCTTGCCCTAATCCTTCTTCTTGTCATCGCCCGGTGGTCGGCCGCGAGTCGCATCGTACAGACACGCGAACCCCCACCAGCATGCCAGCCAGAATCCGCCCATGACTATGAGGGCGAGCGGGTAACTCACTCGACCGCCATGGACTTGCGAAGTTCCTTCGGCGCCGACTTCGCGGCGAGTTCCACCGTCGTCTTGCGCCTGTTCTGCAATTCTCTCATGACCTGACTCTGCTTCACCACGATGGGCCATTCGGGATTCCGTCTATTCCAATTTGCAATCCTCTCCCGGACGGCCTTCAGCGCGGCTGACTGCGCGACGACGCCCTTCTTTTCGTAGGCGTCGGCCCACTCGTTGACGATGCTCCTCTCTTCTTGCTGCGTCAAGTACTTCAGCTCTTGGTTCTCACGCATCCGGTTGTTGATGTGCGCCTTGCGCGAAGGCTGACCGCCGACCGTCTGGATAGCCGCGTCGAGCATGGACCCGTCCGTGACCTTCCGGCCCCTGGTGTTCTTGATCTCGCCCGTCGTCGCAATGTCGGCACCCTTGGCAACTGCGGCCAGCGCGTTGGGGAGAAGCCGCATGGTCGCCCTGCCAACGTCGCCCTGGAGCAGCATGCCGGACGCATCCATGAGGGACTGCGCCATCGACCCGGGCACGCCGAGGGCTTCGAAGACTTCGCTGTCGCGGTATTGCGTCGAGGGCTTGAGGAGCTTCACCAGCGGGACGAGGTTGTCAAACCCGGCCCGGCCCTGCGTGTTCACGGGGAGGACGGTGGAGACGACGCCGATATTCATGAAGTCGGCCATGACCTGACCCACGGCGTCGGCGGCCTGCTTTTCGAGGAGGAGGCCGGCCGCGTTCTTGCTGCCGCTCTCGATGGCCTCGCGCAGTTTCTTCTTCGTCAGCCACGCCTTCCCGCCGATGACCTGCATGATGGCGTCGAGGATGTCCATCAAGTCTTCAGCGAACGGAACGGCTGCCCACCCGCCCATGGCGGCGATGATGGCGAGCTGGAGCGCGGCGGCTTTCCTGGCCTGTCCGCCCTCTTTCATGTTCCTACTGATCTGCTCCAGGGTCATGATCCGATACTGCATGAACGTCAGGATCGCGCCACCGGCCGCAGATCGCGCCACGTTGGGGCGGTTATGTTTGACATAGATGCCCTGCGTGATGTCCACGATCTGTTTGGCGAAGGCATACGCTTCGTCAACGTCCATGCCCTGCGCTTCGCCCATGCGGTATGCGGCGAGGAAGGACGCCTTGCGGTTGACGACCTCGAACCAGGCAAAGGGCATACCCCACAGGCGCAGGATGGCCCCGGCCTTTTCCGCTGCGGCCCCGTCGCCAAGGCGAGCGATGAACCGCTTTGACGCCTGCATGTAGAGGTGATGGATTTCCGCCGCGTCAACCGTGCCGTCTTCCATGGCCTTGTCGAGCGCGGCCTTTTCCGATGCCGTCAGGTCCGTGGCTTTGCGGAAGATACTCTTGTACGCCTTACCAATGTCCTTGGCGGATCGCGCAACGCTCCCACTGTGCTTATAAAGTTCCGGCAGCGTCGAGGAAATGACCTGTGTGCCGTTCCAGGCTGCGGACATGAAGGAGCCAAGCATGTACCAGTTCGCAGCGAAGGCGCGGAAGCCGGACCCGGCGTCCCCGGGATTGTCCACGAATGTCTTCAGGTCGTTCGCCTCGTCGCGCAGGTCTGCGGGAAGGGACTTGTCGTGAACCATGTCGAAGATTTCAGCGGCATGGTAGTTGGACGAGACCCGCTTGGCGCCTGAGGTGATGAATGACGCCAGGATGCGCTGAAGGTCGTCGGAGTAACCGGCGTAGCCCTTGCGGTTGATGAGGCGCTTGAGGCTGGACCGTGAGGATACGGCATCCTGATAGTACGCCTGGATGGCCGCATCCGATTCAGCCCCGGCGTCCTGGGCGAAGAGGCGCAGAGCCTCTGGGTTCGCGCCCTGGAACAGCTTCCAATCGTTCTGGCTGACCGTCTCAACCTCTCCAACCGTCGCGCCCTCTGGGTAGCCCGTGAACTGCGCCACAAGGTCCCTGCGCGCCCGTGCGGCCTCCGTGGAGGTATCGTAGAAGGTCACGTGGATGAGGTCGCCCTTGTCGTTATGTACGTCGATGCGGTATTTGCCGAAGCGCGAAAGGGGCGCGTATCCGGCCTTGATGAGTTGCTGCGACTTGGCAAACACGTCGGTAATCTTGGACTGCGCGTCCTCCACGTTCAGGACGTGCTGCTTGGCGTCCTTGTCTGCGGCGACCAGTTTCTTGTATTCGGCCAGATGCTCATCGGCGTTGTCTGCGGAGATGCCGAGCGCGTCGGCCAGCTTCTCGATTCGCTCCTCACGCTTGGCGATGAGCGCGTCGATGTCGTCGTTTTCAAGTTCCTTGTCGGAGAACTTGTCCTTCTTCTTGAGCGCCCGGTTCAGCAGTTCCAGCACGCGGCCGTATTTCTTGGCCTCGTCCATGTCCTTGGCTCCTGCGAAGTCGAAGAGGGCCTTCTCTGCCTGCGTTGCGCGGGTCTCGGCGTTGCGCAGTTCCATGGCCAGCATGTTCTCCATCGCGGCCTGAACCTCGATGGGGTTGTTGGCGAAGACTTCCCAGTAGTCGCGCAGGTCTTCGGGCAGCACGCCGCGCATGACCTTCCACGCCTCGGATGTCGCCATCTCGTTCAGCATCTGATCCAGGGCCGCGCGGGCCTGGCGGTAGAGTTTGACCTGTGTGGCGGACATGGTGATGTCGTTGCCGCCGAGGGTTATGGTTTCGCCCGCCTGAAGTTTCGCCAACTCGTCTTCCGTCAGTCGATGCCCCGAGAACGGCGAGGCGTTCTTCCCGGCCAGCGTCTCCATCGACATGATCTTGCTGACCATGCGCAGGTCTTCGCGGCTAAAGTCCCTGGTTTTGCCGAAGAGCCGCTTGATCGTGTCCTTCGCGTTGCCGGAGTAGTCAGGGAGGATGTCCCCAGCGAGGCCAGCGGCTCGGGCGGCAGAGCGAGACTGTGTGCCCGCCGCCGCATGAAAGCGGTCAAAGATGCGCTTGAAGGCCGGGTTGCGCAGGGCCTTGTGTAGCTGCGTGTTGATCCACTTGAACCGCCCGAACACCTCCGGCCTGTGCATCACGTCGGAGGCCAGTTCCTTGCCCTTGGCGAGGGTGTTGGAGACAACGGAGTATTGCCTAACCCCGCCGCTAAATGCGTTCACCAAGTCTTGAGGGGTCGCCTCTCCAATGGCGTCACGGAACGCCGCCTTCGCATTGTCATATATGGTATCCCCAAAAGGGTTCCCGTTGTTGTCGAGGCGCGTTGCCTGCCACGCCGTCCCGGGCTTGGAGGAGGGATGCACGAACAGCGTGCCGTACATTGTTGGGATGACAACCGGCCTGCCGGATTCAGCCAGTAGAGAGGCGAGTTCCTTCTTAGCTGAATCCATTTCGTCGGAGTGCTTCACCCATGTATCAACGTCGATCCCGCTATCAATGGCGCTTTCCATGGCGCGGTATGCGTCGAGGATGCGTGTTGCCATAGGGAGGCGACCGTCCTTTGCCTGATACCCAGCAAACGCCTGCGTCATCATCGCCTTGGCGTTGCCGTCCCGCCCCATCATCTTCCCGCTCTCCACGTCCCGCACGACGCCCCTGCTCGTCCGTACGGCCAGATTGACCAGCGCGTCCACGAAGTCGGCGATCTTCTGAAGCACGCGGCCGAGGGTGGTCTTGCGCTGGAAGTCGCGCTTCTCAAGTGCGGCCTGCACGAAGTAGGCGCGGTTCTCGGCGGGGGTCGTCGGCTTGAACCCGAGCGTTCCGGCCTTGTCCGCCTTCTTGATGGCAGCATCCAGCACGGCCTGTTCGAACTTGGTCACAAGCCCCATGTCCTCAAGGAAATGGTAGTGCTCGTGCTTGGCCGTCCAGTTGTCGCCTACGCCCTTGGCGATGCGCAGCGTGCCCGTGCTGTAGTCACCCGCGATCTTGTCCGTCTTTGGGTCGTAGGCGCGCTTGTAGGCGATGCGGAAGGCCGTCTCGTCCGGGTCGATGCGGTCCACCAGTTCCACGGCGAACTCGTTCTTGCCCTTGCGCACGACGTAGCGGTCGCCGTCCTGGGTAATGGAGTCGGCCCAGGGGAAGGCGGCGCGGATGTCGAGGAGGGTGGGGGCCTGCGGGGCGGTTTGGTATTGGGGGGCGGCCTGCTGCCCCTCGTCCTTCTTCTTCAGGCCCATCACGTCGCGCGCCTCGTCGATGTGGCTGGCAGCCACAAGCCCGAAGCCCTGCTGCCGCAGGACGCTTATCATCCGTTCCGCCGTCTGCTCTGGAACGGTGATCTTCATCACGTTGCCGGATTTGATAAAGTCGCGCCCTGCTGCCTCGATCAGTTTTCCGTTCAAAAAGAACTGGGCGCCTTTCGCCTTTGTCGCCGGGGTGACAAAATTCCAGTACCCACCGCCACGGGATACCGTGAGGTTCTTGTCTGCGGATTTGATGACGCCCCTGTCTCCAGTCGCGGCAAAGAACTTCACGATGTTGTCAAAGTCCGGCACGGAGACATCTGCTGACCCGACGATCTCACTCAGCGTCGCGTTCTTTTTGAACATGATGCCGGCGCGGATGTTCCCGTCGCTGTCCTCGAAGTTGATGATCTGTCCCTGATTCCCGACAGACGAGTACGCGGCGAGCACGTTCCCAAAAGCGATGTACCGCTTCTCCCTGGAAACCGTCTGCCCCCTGGAGAACGAGTCCAGCACGCCGTCAATCGTCTTGTTGCTTCTCCTCACCGCGACCTGCCCAATGGTGAGGTCTTGGCCGTAGCCAAGTTGGACCTTTGAGAACGGAACAATGATCTGCCTGGCGGCATCCGCAATGGCAATCGTCATTTTCCACGAACTCGGCGCAGACGGGTTGGCGCTACCCTTGTGCTCCATTTTGACGATGACGCCTTCGTAGGTGTTGTCTTTCGTGCTGACGACGACGGGCGACCCTATTTCAAACCTGTCAACGATGTCGCTGACCGTCTCGTACTGCTGGCTGACGCGCTCGCTGATGCTGCTCTTGGCGTCCTCGTCCTTGACTGTCTCCAGCCGTTTCTCAAGCCAGGAGATGGTGTCGGCCCTGGTCTTCCCCAAGTCTGGTGTATTACCGCGCCCCTGTTCAACCAGCTTGCGCACCTGCTCGGGCGAGTATGGCTTTCCCAGGCTCTTCACGTCAAAGTGCCCAACCTTGGACTCTGCCGCGAATGGGGATTCGCCGCCCACGTCTTTCGCCGCCGTCAGGTCTGCGCTCGACAACATCTTCGCGTCGAGTTGAAGCGTCTTGGCCTCAAGGGTCGAGGTTCCGGTTGCCTCAAGCTGCGCAATGAGGTCGTTGTATTCCCCCTCGATCATGTCGTAGAGTTCCTGCTGATCCTTCAGCGGGAGCATGGGGATGCGGCCAGTAACCTTTCTGACGGCGCCGTCGCGCTCGTATCCGCCCTCGGCCTCTTTAAGCGGGCTGCCAAGGGCTTTGTGAATCTCCGGGTTCTCCTCCATGATCTGCGCGGTCACAAGGTCGCCGTACTCGTTCAGGAAGTCGGGGATGTTCTGGAATGTCGTATCGGTCTTTCTGCTGGCCGTCGTGTTCGCGTTCAGGCCGGCCATCTTCTTGCCCAGGACGGCCGCAGGGCGCTTTTCCGCAGGAAGGTCGGATGTCAAGAGTTTGTACGACGGGGGGACAACCTGTCCCGTCCTGAAGACGCGGCCAAGGGTCTGCATGAATACGTCGATGTTGAGTTCCGGCTGCACGATTATCATTGTGCGCTTGTTCGTGTCCGCGAACTTGGACGACGAGTGCAGACTGATGCCCGTTGAGCCGGACTGGTTTAGGATAATGCAACTCGTCTCGCCGCTATTGAAGGACCGCATGACCTCGATGTTTCCGGCAGGACTCGGGCGGCGAGGGCGATAAACAGGGAGGCCGCCGCTATAATCGACCGTGGCCGTGCGGCCCGTGATCTCGCCAACCGTGATGTTTTCGGCCTCAAGCCTCGACTTGATGTAGTCGATGGGAGAAATCGGGAGGTTCCCAAAGTTGGACTTCTCTATTTCCTCCAGCACGGCGTTGTACGCGGCCACGCCCTCGGGGCCAAGTTCGTCGTCAGAGAGTAGCCACTGCTCAATAATATGCCCACGATGGTCCCGCTTTGTGAGCGTGCGGGTCTTCTCAAGATACCTGCGATACAGGTCTTTGAATGTCAGGAGCACTTCCTGTCCGGAGGAGAGGCTTTCCGCGTCAACGTACCCCTTGATGAACGACCCCATGGTGTTCGCAAGGGTGATGATCGGCTTTTCTCCGCGAGCAACGGCCTCTTTTGCCGACTCGACTGCGGCGTCCGCCTTCATCGCAAGCAGGGACTGCCCGATCAGGTTGTGCATGATGGACGTGAAGTTCGTCGAACTTGCGCCCTTCTCTCCAGTTGCGCTGCTGTCTTCGGCAGACCCGCCCTCTCCCATGGCGTCTTCTTTTATCGAGGCCAGGGCCTCCTGTTTGATTTTGTCGAACGCCAGGATGGACCGCATGATGGTTGCAGACTGTTCCGCCGCCTTCATATCTGCCTTGGCCGGTGCGACCTCGACAGATGCGCCCTCGAACGACCGCTCGCGCCGGATGTACTGGCCGGACTCCGTCAACTGCGCGGCAACAATCTGCTGCAAGGGGATGCCGCCTTCGGAGATGGCAGACGCCAGCTTGCTGATGTCGTCCACCGCGTACCGCATGTCGGTCTTGAAGTAGAGGCTCATCACGTCCGGCCGCTTGGCGTATGTCGCGGAAGAGTAGAATGTTCCGAGTTCGGTCATTCCGAGCACGTCGCGGACAAACTCAGAGGTCGTCGGCGCGGCGTCCTTGGCCTTTCTGCTGCCGGCAGACTCGGACCCGCCGGCGTTATGCGACTCATCGAGAATGAAGATCGCCCTTGGCGCGATCTGCCGGATGAAGGCCCTGCGCGGCGTGTCCTTGCCCTTGACGGACTGTAGCTGCGAATACGTCGTGAACACCGCGTCATAGTCTGAGACGCCCTTCTGCCCTTGCTCTTCAAGGATGGAAGTGTGCTTCGCGCCGGACTTGGTCCGCAACGTCCTGCCATCCGGGAGCGGGATCGTCTTGTCTCCGGTCAGGCCGCCGTTCGTGGGCAGGGGGTTAAAGCCCTGCATCCCGATGTCCTGCAAGTCGCGGATCATGTCCGCGTACAGGTCGGGCTTCATGGTCACGAATACGGGCACGGCTCCCTTGCGCTTTGCGTAACGCATGATGGCGGCATTAACGCGGCCCTTGCCGATACCAGTCTGATCGCCAATGATGAAGCCGGCACCCTTGTCGATGTTGTGAATGGCAAGCGCGATGGCGTCGATCTGCTCGCCCGCGAAATACTCCTCCATTTCCTTGGCGGAGTATCCCAGTTCCTTGGCGACATACTCGTCGATATTCCCGCGCCCCTCTTCGAGCTTGTCCAGCGCGTTGCGGAGCGGGTTCGTCATGTTCTTGGGTACGAGCGTGCCCATGGAGGAGGACTTGCTTCTAGGGGTGTAGGGGTCTTGGAGGGCGGTGCCCGACTGCGCAGATTCCTGCTTCGCTTCCTTCTTCTCCGGGGCTGGCTTCTCGGTCGTCTTCGCCGCAGACCGCTCCATCTCGACAATTTCGCCCGCGAACTTCTCGAAGTACGGGCGGGCCTGAGATGCCTTGTCGCCAAAGACGGCGCGAGCCTGCGTCACGAACTCACGGATGAGTTGCTGGCCGGCCATGCCCATGGCCTTCAGATTCTGGTACGCGGCGAGAAGGTGCGGCCTGATGGCCTCATAGAGGGTTTGATTGATCTGATCGCCGTCCTTGACGATCTTGACGGACATGCCGCCAAACTTCGAAAAGGCGTCAAGCGCAGCGGCGAGGTTGGCTTTCAGTTCCGCAGCGTTATCGGCAAAGACCTGCGCGGCGGATTTTTCACCAGACGGCTTGCTCTGCGGCTCCTGCTTGGGCTTGGACGCCTCTTCCTGCCGGTCCCATTCGCCCATGAGGGCGTCGAGACTTACATCACTACCGCGTTCGCCCAGTCCAGCAGCGTCATCTCGCTGTACCAGTCCGGCGCCTTGCTGTTCGGCTTGAGGGGGAAGTCCTTCTTGCTCACGTCCGCCAGGTCGTAAATCCTGCTCTCCAGTTCCGGCCTGTCCAGCAGGTTGTATATCTCCGACCTGTTCGCCTTTGCCAGCGCCTTCTCGTCCAGATACGGGTCGATCAGCCCCGCCTCGTCCAGCGTCGTCAGAAAGTGCCTGACTTCCCACTCCGGCTCGTCCGACTGGAGAATCAACTCCCTGATCCTTATCGCCACGAGCGCGATCAGGTTTGCCCTGCTGTCGATCTCCGTCCATCCTTCCGGCATCTTCAGCGTTACCGCTTCCGACTCTGTCTCCGGCGTCCATGTGTCGTTCATTGAACTTCTCCTCCAGGGCCTCGAATGATTCGTAAATGGCTGGCGGGTTCACTGCCGGGAACTTTCTCCCGGTGGTCTTCCCGCGCCCGTCGATCACGATGATGTCAATCGGGAATCCGGCCCCTTGCTTTGAATACAGTTTACCATCAATGGTGAAATGGTCAACGACTTTGAAGTTTTCGAAAAGGGCGTTGTAGAACTGCCGCTGCGCAACGGACTGGTATTTCATTGCGCGGTTCTTGCCCTCTCCCTGCTTCCCGCCGATGATGAGCACGGCCTTGCCGTCCGGGAGCAGCAACTCAAGAGAACGAAGGGCGATGGCGTGGTCGAGTTCCTTCGTCTCGTACCCGGCGACAGTCCAAGACTTCGCTTCGCCGTTCTCGTCGCGCACGCGCCCGAATGGCGGGTTTGCGATAACCGCGTCAACATGGTCCCGTACCTTTGCGACAAACTCTTCGCTCGCCGCGTCCATCTCTCCGACCTTGAACCCAAGGGAGCGAAGGCGCGCGGCCCTGTCCGGGTTGAGTTCGTTCACGACCGGATGGTCCGCCTCAATGAGAAGCATCCCGTTCCCTGCGGTCGGCTCAAGCACTCGCGTGTTGCCCTTGATGCCAGCCAGCCTGGAGGCCAGGAACGCAATCGGGACCGGCGTGCTGTACGCCTGCTGCTGTACGCTCGTGCTCGTCCTGACGTTGAGACTCGGATGTTGGGCATAGAGTGCGACGAGGTCGCGGTAGATTTCGAGGTCGGACGCGCCGGCCTTGCGCATTTCACGGATCATCCTACGGGCAGTCTTCACGACGGCAAGTTCGATTGCCTCGTCCACGATCTTGGCGAGATCGGTTCCAGACTGCACCTTCTCGCCCATAATCTCGGCGGCCTCTTTGCGCGCCTGGACGATGTTCGTGTACTTGGCGCCGGAGTACAGTTTCTTGGCGAAGTGCTCGACAACAGCGTCAACGCCCTTTTCCTCCGCGCCCTCCGTCTCCGCCTTGTTCGCATCCTCATACTTTTTGAACTCGTCACGCGCGTATCGCTCGGCGGCTTCCCGCGTCGAGTAGACTCGCACGTCTCCAAGAGTCTTCTCCGTGTCGATGTCGCGCATGGCGACGGCGAACTTCCCGTCCTTGCGCTGGACAACGTCGTAGCGAATCTCGCCATCAGAAGAGGTCAAGGAAAGAACCGGGTCCATCTCGCGGTCGGGGGCCGTGCGCTGCCCGGTGAAGTGCTCCACCATGGCCGTCAACAACTGGTCGGCGTGCTTCTGCGGGAGCGTCGATGCGGACGGCGACACATAGGTGAGCACCTGCCCGTCTGGCGCGACCATCTTGTACGTCTTCCCGGCTGCGTCCTGCTTGATGTCGATGCGGTAGCCTTCGAGCAATTTCTCGCGGGTCTGGTCAAGCACCTCGTCGGGGACAGACTTGAGCACGCCCAGCAGCTTCTCAACCTTCGCCCGATGCCGCTCCGGGAACATCCATCCGCCGTGCTTGCCCATCCACTTGCCGCCGGCCGCCTTCAGCTTGTCCTTGATCGGCTTCGTGTCGCCGGTGACGACGAACGCCTTTTCGGAAATGGGCTTGAGTGTGTAGCCGCCGACTTCTTGATCCCCGCCAACCTTCGCCTCGCCCTGCGCCGTCTTCTCCTGTGATTCGGCAGGCTTGAACTCTTGAGCTGGTTTTGATTCCGTGGCGGTTGTCGTAGGCTGGGTGCGATTGGGGGCGACGGTCTGCCGCGCCTCCTTCGCCCATGGTTCGTCCGCAAACTCTTCCACGGTCGCCGTCATGTCATCCGGGATATTCTGCGCCGTTAGGTGGTTGCTGACGGAACGAGCGTCCGCAGCGTCAAGCCCGTACTTGCGCATGAGGTATGCGTCGAGGTCGCCCTTCGTGGTGATCTTGGAGATGCGCACGGATGCGCGCTTGTCGCCTTCCAGTTCACGCGCAAGGTTGCGGGCAGCACCGCGCCAACGGGCAGCGTCTTTCACCATGTCTTCGAAGGAAGGCCGCTGACCGGGGGAGGCCATCCCCCCGGCCTGTTCCATGGTTCGCTGGTCTGCGGGAAGCGTGGGCGGCTGTAAATCAGGATACTCGGCAAGGACTTCTGCGGGGACCTGCTTGCCTTCGGAAATGGCCTGCTTGACAAGTCTGGCATGGCGCTTCGCCGCTGCATCAGAGACAGACGCAGCCGCACGCGCTGGGACCGCGCCACCACGTTTTGACGCATAAGCCTTGGACGCTTCCGATGCGTATTCTTCCGAGGTCATCTTCCACGGCTCTTTAGGGCTTGCCTCGCCCTGCGACGGGGCCGTTACGGGGCCTGCGCCTGGCAGGTCCGCAGTGTTGTCTCTCACATCCCCCACATTCTGATCGACAACGGCATTTGTCGTTACCACTTGAGCGTCAACTTGGAAATTTTCCTTACCACTTCCCGCCGTTGCCGGGCCAAACTCCTCCACGCCCCGCGCCTCGGCGTCGAGGGTCGCGCCGTCCTGTGCATCCATGGCGTCGAGTTCGGCGCGGTAGGCTTCGAGGTTGCGCATCTGGGTCTTGGACGCACGGGTGCCCAGCGATTCGAGGTTGGCGACTTTCTTTTCGAGCTTGGCCCGCTCCTGCGTCTGCGCGACGGCCATGGTCTGGGCGACTGCCGGGGAGGCCGTGCCGCGAGTAGGGGCAAGTTCGTGCAAATTTTGCACCGGCTCGACGGGCATGTTCCCAACTGCCGGGGACGATGTAGCAGAAACAGGCTGATTCTGTATCTGATTCGCGCCCAAGGTGTCCCGCAGGCGCTTCAACTCCCGCTTCGCCTCCTGCGCCGCAGCCATGCGCTTCTTCGTGCCCTTGCCGCGTCCGGTGGACAGGGACTTGATCTCGCGTTCGAGTTCTTGGATGCGCTGGCGAGCATCCCACTCGGCGTCGAGCATGCGCGTATCTGCCGCGACCTGACGCTCCTCGGCGCGGTTCTTCCACTCGGCGTCGAGGTCTTCGGCCTGCCCCGTGGCCTCGGCCTGCTCGCGCTGCCAGGCTGCTTCCTGCTGGTCCAGCCACGCCTCGTTCTGCCCGGGTATGGGGGCTGGCCGTTCGTCGGCGCCCATGAGGATGTCGGTCGGCGTGACATCGGCGTCACCGGTGAGCATCTTCTCGGCCTCGGACTTTGGGGCAAGAGTCTGGCGCACGCCTTCGGAGGCTACGTCCTGGGGGGTGAAATTCGGGGCGATGGGCCTGCCCTCGGCCTCGGCCTCTCTGCGCGTCTGGGATGCGGCGAAGGATGCGATGTCCGCGTCCACGTCGATGGGTTTGCCCTCAACGATGTGCTGGTGCGCAATCGTCAGCCATGACTTGGCAAGGTCTTCGTCCTGCGCGTTCTCCTTGATCCCGCTAGCGATCTCACCAGCAGCACGGGCGCGGACCTCGGCGTCCTCGGAGTTGATGTCCTTCAGGAGTTGACCGGCGCGGACCTTGCCATAACTCGCACCGCCGATGCCGAAAAACAGCGTCGGAACAAGGGACGGGATGAAGGCTTGCAGCGCGGCCTTGCCCTCGCCATGGTGCTCCAGCCCAGCGTCTGCCAGTGCGCGATCCTGCATCGCGGCGTTGAGCATTTCAGTGCCAGACTCGGACGGGACCGTAGCCAGTGCTCCGAGCGCGGTTCGCTTCAGGAACGTCTTCAGCCCTGGTTTGAGCATGCCCTTGACGCCGTTCTTGATCGGTGCCCTTGCAAGCAGCCCGAGGCCGCCTGTTCCGATAGCAATGGCACCGGAAACAAGGTCGGACAGAACTTCAGTCCCGGCTTCCCATCCTGCGATCTCCCTGGCGAGTTCCTTCGTTTTGCCAATGACCTCCTGCTCGGAGGCGCTCGGATTCGCCTTCCTGACGGCGTCAAGCTGCTCCGTGACCTGCCTGTCGTACTCGCCACCAAAGAACAGCGCGCCAAGAGACGCAAGGCCGCCAATGACAGCGGCTGCGCCTGCGCCGATACCAATGGCGGGAGCGGCGACGGCTAGGCCAGCACCGAGTCCTGCGCCGACAGCGGCGGACCCAAGGGAGAGCGGGACGGATTCAAGACCGGACAGGAGTTCCTTCTTCAGGCCAGTCATCCCGCCGCCTTCGAAGACGCCAGGGGTGTTGGCCTCTGCCTCCTCCTGCTTCGTCTGGCGCAGGGCCTGCGACTTCTCGCGGGTCTCCTCTGCCCAGTCAACCATACTGCCGCCGACCTTGTCGAGGATACCCTTATCGGTATCAATGGCAGTCGGGTCAGCATCGGCAACGGACAGCGCGTGCCCGGCCTGTGAAACGAAGTCCATGGAGCCACGACCGATGGCCGCACCGATGGTCCCAAGGACGCCACGGTCTTCGGGTTGGCTGGCCTTCCACTCGTCCTCGGCCTTCAGTTCGGCAAGGCGCGACTGAGTTCTCGGAACGAAGTCACCCAGGCCAACCTCGTTGGCCCAAGTGTCGTAGTCCTTGCCGGTGGACGCTCCATGCGCCTCGTATGCCTTCTGCGCGAGCCCTTTGGGCGTTACCCCGCCAGGCTCAAAGGTCGATCTGTTCTGGATGAAAAAGTCATGAAGCGTGTCGCCGTAGGTCTTCGGCTTCGTGGCTTCGTCGGTGATGGTATTTGCGGCCGTGCGGGTACTATTTAAGTCCATTCGCTTCTCCGTGCGGGTGTGCTAACCCTGTTGCGGGGCGGGAATCTGAATCTTGGCGTAGGGGTCTCCGGGCTTGAAAAGGTCAGAGACGCCATACGTCTTCTGTATTTCAAGCAACTGCTCTGCTGTCGGCGTCTGCCCCATGGACATGATTGCCTCGATTGCCGAGTTGTAGCCCTTCAATTTCTCAAGTTGGACCGGGTCTTTCACTCCCTCCAACTTCAACAGAGCCGCCTTTATGGTTGCCTCACGGTCGAGCCGTTTCGACTCCGCACCGATCTGGGCATTGCTCGTCGCCAGTTCCGCGTTCTTGTCCGCGACATAGCGATCCGTGGCATCCTTGCGCACGTCCTGAACTTCCTTGGCGTCACGCTCGGCAACCTTGTCGGCTGCGGCCAGACGCGCCGTCTCCTGCTCGCCAGCCATGGCCATGTTGGCGTTGCGCTGGTTGATGGTCGCCCTGCGCTCCTCATACGGCTCCATGGCCCTGTTGCGGGCTTCATCCGTGGGGAGGCCCTTGTAGGCAAGCGCGGCGTCGCGAGCCTGCGTCTGCGCGATAGTGGCGTCGCGGGCCTGCCGCATGTCCTCAATGCGCTGCGCGGCGATCTCGGACTGCCTGGTGCGCTGCTCGGACTCGGACAGGCGCGGGTCGATGAAGTCGCGGGAGCCGGGGCCGTAGAGAAGTCCGGGGGTGTTGCGCTCGGCCTGCATGACCTCCATCTGACGACGCGCCAGTGCGGCCTCGGCATTGCGCTGGTCGGTGAGCGGGTTGCCTGTAGCCGTCGGCATGGCGGCACGTTGCGGCGCGGCCTGCGGCGTGAACTCCTCGCTGGCTGGCAGACCGCCGACATTACCCGCGCTGGCCGTGCGCTTGTACTCAACGGGAGTGGAGCGAAGCGTCATTCCCGGGCGAGCCGTCGCGGTGGCCACATCCTGCGGGGCCGGCTGCTTGAACATGCCACCGTACCCGCCCATGGCTTTGCGGCGAGCGGCCATTTCGTCGGCGGTGGTAGACACGCCCTTGCCCTCGGCAATGGCCTTGTCCTGATCCTGCATGAACTTGTTGCCGGCCTCGCCCGTCAGTCGGATGGACGCGCGGCCCGTCTCCGGGTCGGTGAAGATGCCCTGACCAGCGGAGTCGGCGGCGGCGTAGTTGCCTGCCCATGAGTTCTTGGTGGGGTCTACGGCGGTGGGGGAAGCGTTGGCCTTCGTGTCGCCCTGCGCTGCGGCTGCAGCGACGGCCAGTGGAGGACGATAGCCGCTTGACCTTGCGACCTGCGCCAGCTTCGCGCCCTCGTCGCCAAGGTAACGGTTCGGCTGCGCGGCCTCGGAGTCTGCCTGCGCCTTCTGCGCAATGGCGGAACTGTTCTTGGTGTTCGCGGCGAAGCGCATGAAATTCTGCTGCATCTTGTCGAGGTCTGTCCCACCATTGAGGGGCGACCTGTTGTCGCCTACTGGCATCTGCGCCCGGCTGTTCGCCTTGTAGTCTGCGGATGCGTCATACCCAGGCTTGGCTGGAATGGCAGGGCGGCCTTGAACGCCGACGATGGGCGTATTGGAAACCTGCTGCGCGGCAGGCCCCTTCACGTTTCCGCCAGCCTGCGACGCACGCTCTGCAACGGGCCTCACGGGCATCGACACTCCGGAAGGTTCCGCAGGACGAAACTTTGTGTCCATCTGCGGACGGGCCGCAGTATTCGGCCGACCCGCATCATACTTGTTGACCTGTGCCTTGTATTTATCTATCTCTTCCCGCATCGTCGCCATATCATCACCGCCTTGCGCTCAAATGTGCGCTTGAAAATTGCGTGAACGTACTAAAATTCAATGTAAATGTCAAGAAATATCCTACGTTTCAGAAAGCTGGATGCTCTCCGAGTGGTTCTCGTCCATGCTCTCGCCATAGCTGTAACGGTAAGATACATCCTGACCAGTTCCGTGGCTGGACGAAATGCTTGCTTGAACGTGCATTGCAGACAACCCGGAGGCGACCATCTGCGCGTGCAGGTTCGACTGCGACTCGGCAATCTTCTGTGCCAGGGCCTGGTTCGCAGTCTGCGCCTCGACCTTCAGCTTCTCCTCTTCAATCGCGGCCGTCGTCTCGGCCTGAAAAACCTTGACCTGCATGTCTACCGTCGTGGCAATCGCGTCGTACTTGGCCTTGAGACCATCCACGAGCGCCATGTACGCCTTGACCGTGGAGTCGAAGACCTTGGCCTCCGTCTCGTAGACCGTGGCGCTTGCGAGATACGCCTCGACCTTGCCCTTGAAGGCCGCGACCTTGGCGTCGATGACCTTGATAGCTGCGTCAACCTGACTGACCCATGCCCGGGTCGCCTCGGCGTACCACTGAATCTTGGCCGTGTTTTTGCGGATGATGTAATCCCTGGCGGCCGCGACATAGCGTTCTGCAACCTCGACGGCCTTCTGGAAGTTGGCCTGCGTGAGTTCCATGTTCTTGTTGGCGATGGACGCGGACAGTTCTGCGCTGGCCTTTCCGTACTCGCGTTCGATCTGGATGATCTTATTAGCGGCGACACCTGCCGGAATCTCGAACCCACGCGCCGCGACCCTTGACTCCTCTATACTCACGGCCTCGGCCCGTTTCTCGTCAAGTTGAGTCTCGGCCGCGTTGTAAATCTGCGTGACGAGCGCGGATGGGATGGCCGTTTCACCGCTGCCGAGCCAGTACGCCAGTTTGTCCACCACCTCCGTGTCGAGGCTGACCGTGCCGTCCTCCCACTCGACCAGGGACGAATCGGGCTTCCCGCCGGGCTCGACGTACTCCACGCTAAAATCGTCGAGCGTCGCCGTGAAGGTCTTGTCGAACGTGCCGGAGAAGGTCGGGATGTCGCCGCCGAGGTCTGGGACCTCGATACCCGCGACGGCAATGTCATTGACCACAATGGGGGAGAGGCTGGCGTTCATCGTGGCGATGGATGCGTCGAAGTCCTCCTTTGCGGAGGCGACCATGTCGGCCACGGCGTCGAAGCGTTCATCGACAAGGGTTCTTGCCTGCGTCCCGGGTTCAACCTGTTCGGTGATCCAGGGGATGGACCGGGGAAGGGTGAAATTTACGGCCATGTCTAATCCTCCTAGATCATGCCAAATTCGAAAACATCTTGGTGGGTCATGCCGAGCGCAGACAACGCCGTCGTGAACGCCTCGGAAACATCATCGGACTCGATGAGCCCGTTCGTCAGGTCGCGGTCAACGGGGGCGTAGCGCAACTCCCAGGACCACACGGCGCCGGTCCTGATCGCCACGAGAAGTCCATTGTCGGGGTCGTCCGTATAACTCTTGCGGTTGTCGAGGTAGTGAGCCTGCGCGTCGAAGATGCCGCTTGAGCGGTCCACCGTGCCGCAGATGGATGTGACCCGACGCTCGAGACTCTGCGATTGCAGGGCGTCGCCGCCGTCCATCATCTCGCCGCATTCGTTGAGGGACTGGTACAGACCAAGGGACCAGTTTGCTTCTTCCGACTCGTCGGGGTTCTTTGGTGTATGGTACTCGAAGGTGTTGGCCCCGCCTGTGCGGATGTCCGTCTCCTCGACCTTGTATTGCGACGGGATGCCGACGGTAATAGCCCCGCAACCAGACGATTCGTCAGCGGGAAATGTGTACTCGATAGTCTCCTCTGCCCCGCGCATGTCGTTGACTTCTGACTGCTTCAGTAGCGGTTCTCCGGTCAGAAGAAGGTCACCAGCCCATGAACATGTTTTGGGCGTGTACGAACACCCCCGGCGCAGAAACTCGTGGCTCTTGCCACAAACCTCAAGATACCCAAGCGATACCGACATAACGCTCATCGGAGCTCCTCCCTGGTCACGATGTCGAACCCGCATGATTCGCAGGTATAGCGGTACTTATATCCCATGCGGCCAGTGATACAGGACGGGCAGACGCCCTTTCGGTTGAGGGCGCCTCCGCATGGTTTACCCCCGACCATCTGCGGGCATGTCGCGGCCGCAATGGACTCCTTGGAAGTCGGTTCCGTAGTCGGGCTTTCAGCTTGACGTTTCCGCGCCGCGTCAAACGCTTTTACCAGTCGCTCGGCATGGATTTCAGGCCGCAGAGCCATTGGCACGCCCTCCACTATCAACACCTCCCGCCCATCAGACGTCAGCGGCCCAGCTGCTTCGACGCGCTCAAATCCAACGGATTCGTAGTGCTCGATCACGGTTTTGACCTGCTGCTTTTCTAGGCGGACACGACTGATCCACCCAGCCCGTGCCTCATCAAGCGGCAATTGCAAAATCACGCGCCATGATTTTTCTGTTTTTGTTATCATCTTAACACCTAGTCTCGTTCGTCATGAAGTAGCTGTAAAACATAGGGTCTGTCGTCCCTGGCCAGTACCCAACGCATATATCAACTAGAGTTCCGATGTATTCTGCGAAAAAAACCTTCCACGATCCAACGCTGTATGAGCCTCCGATTATTCTGTAATCGTCTCTAAACGACCCCATCGTGAAAACTCCGTCTCCGCCGTTGTACGGAAGGTCTACGACACGAATTCTCTGCCCTTGTGATGGCGGGCTCCCGCCTTGCCAGACGCCGAAATTGCACCACACGTCAAAAGCAACGGCACACGACGGGAGGGCGGTAACGGACATAGACGCTGACGACCCGCACTTCCCGGCCCAACTTGCCGCAAGCGAACTTCCAGGCGCCGTGCCTTCTGGCATAGACAATATCGCACTTGTCCCTCCATCAGAAACAACTTGAAGCGATCCAGTATAAACTGCGTCTGCTCCAAGATTGTGTGAATAGTATCCAGAATCTCCCGGCGCAAGCGACTCAGGACCAGCCACCACTCCAGTTATAGCATCTGTATCGGACATAGACACGACTGTGCCGCAAGCGTCTTTGATTGAAATGCTAGCAGAGCACTCATCGTCTACGACAACAGTGAACGTCCTTTGGTCTGTAAGCGCGTAAGAGCCGCCATTAAACACGGCGTTCGCCGCAGACCACTCGAATGGCGCACAGCCATTTTCAACAGTGATGACGTGAGAAGAGTCCAGTTCAAACACCGAGTCTCCATCAAAAGAAAGCACATTTCCGGCGCAGGTACATGGCGTTGACATGAGCGCCCTCTCACACCTCACGACACCGCCCTCGACGGTTTGGGACGTGTATTCGATGCCACCCGTCATCAGCACTGGTTCGTGCGGGGCCGCATACTCTTCTGGAACTTTTGCAACAAAACCGAGCACAGTCCCCCCGAGCGGCCATGATATCCACCCAAGTGGGGTCACGATTTCCATATTCGTGACGTACTCGTGCCCGTGGGCAAGTATCCAGTCTCTATCCCCAGACGGGACCGCAAAAATAACATTATTTCCAGGGGATTGGCTTCCGTATGGCAATGAGCACAGGCAGCATGAATTCCCTACCGTGTCGCTTGTGGTCCAGAGAACGCCCATATCAAGGTGCCACAGCCCATCGAACAACAGGAAAAACCCTTTCATATTCGCAACATTATTCGGCTCTGGCTGATCCGGCCCAAACAGGAAATAAGCCCTCCTCGAATTGCGCAAGTTCTCCCTGGAAAAATACTCCCAATGAGAATACGGGGTCCACCCCCTGGCGCATTCTCCAACCGCTCCGGGGTCTCCTGTGTCGCAACTGCACCCGCACGATTCTATCCATGAACACTGGTCTCCTGCCTTGGCAGTTTCCATGACGCTGTAGAAGTCCGTGTCGCACGAGTATTCGGTCTCGTAGACAAACGACCCGCCGAACTTGTCGTCCCACGATCTGATGTCGAAACTTGTGGAAGAGTTGCCACCCATGCTTGGATCGACAAACGATTTATCACCGCTTGAAAGGTTGACTGTACAAAGGACAAAACGTGGCGCAAGCAGCCACGAAGAAAAGTCCTGCATATAGTCAACACACCCGGCCCAATCCTGCGTCAACCCGTATCCGCCCCAACATTTCTTGGACGAGGCAGGGTCATCGGCAAATCCCATCGTCGGGGCGACGAGCAGCACCGTGACCTCTTCGCCAGAGATGGAAACTGGGAAGCACAGCAGGCCGGCCAGCCTGTATAGGTCTGGCGCATGGTTGAACATCGCCTCTTCAAATCCACCAGTGTTGTCGAGGAGGTCGGCGCCGGCGACGGACTGTAGGTTCCCAAGGAAGCCATCGTCCGTGCCAATATCCACATGGTAGCCAATGGTCTTGTTTGGCGAGAAATAGGAGCCGCTGCACTTGCGATGTACCCAAGCGGGATTCGGGAGAAGATTCGTAACATAAAGATTCGTCTCGCCCTCAAGGGCCATGTCGATGCTGGCGTACTCCCGACCGATGACGAACTCGCCCTCGGAGTACGAAATGCCGACCCTGCGAATCTCTGCGAACTGACCGCCGGCGTTCTGCATGAGCACGAAGTCATGAGCGTCCACTGAGTTCTCGACGACCGTGATGCGCGAGGAGTTGTCGATAATGGCCGTGGACTTGACCGTGCCCTTCTCGGCGTCAACACCAGCCATGACGCCGCCATTCTGCGAAAGGACATAGCGCGACTCCGGCGAATCTTCGAGCGTCCCTGAGATCATGCCAGGTGCGGTCAGGGCAAAACCTGGATAGACCCATTCATCTCCGTCCTTCGCCTCGAACGCCGTCATGATAACGCTTGCCGTGCCAGCATCGTCGTAGCGCACCTCGACCCAGAAATATCCCTGCGTCGTGTTGACCCAGAAGGTCTTGGGGCCAACGGCAGTATCCTCGGCCTCCTCGACCTCCTCCTCGACCATGGGGATTGCAGGAGCATGGATCTGCATGGAGACTTGTCCAAAAACGTACTGGGCGTGGACAATGGCGCCCGTCTCTTTGAACAGGAACGTGAAGCGGTTCTGCTTGAGCCCAGACTTCTCCGTCTCCCGCGCAAACGCTTCCACCTTGGCCTGCGCCACGGGGAGGTGCCAGCGGGCAGCGTTCTCGTCACCAGAGAGATAAATCCTCACCGTCTGCGCTCCGGCCCGGGGATATACACCATGTCAACCGACTCCAGGGAGAAGTCCGCGCCGTCCACGTTGGCGATCTTGATCGTGTGGTAGCGGCTGCGCTGATCCGTGCGCAGGGCGATCTTCACGCCATCGTCGCCGTCGAGAATAGGCGTCGGATAGTCGCGTGTCGCGCCCTGCTCGTCGGTGACGGATACCTGCATCTGTCCGTCGAAGTTGCCACCGAGGATCATGGACCTGGGCGACTTCTGCCCCTTGTAGCCGAAGTCGGATGTCGGCAGGACGACATGCGCGTCGATGGGAATCGGCACTTCGGCCTCGCCCACCGTCTCGTATCCGTCATTGTCGCCGGAGGATTTAAAGACGCCGTCGCTTGTGGCGAAGAGAAGTTGCCCGTCGAAGACGCACGCGCTGTTGGCCTGATGGTTGAAGAACTGCGCGGCTGCGAAGTTGTGCGTGTTGAGCAGGATCGTGATGCGAGCCATGAATCCCCCTAGATGTGCCGACGCGACGAAGCGTAGCGGAGCACTCGATCTGTTTCGGTGCCGAAGTCGTTGGACGAGGTGGTCGATATGCCGCCAGCGATGGCCAAAAGCGGGACATGGATGTCCCCGGAGAGATCGGGCGCAACAACCCCAATCGCCCCCGAGATGGCCAAGGCTGGAATGCCGATGGTCCCGGCCATCCACGTCGTGACGGCCATAGACCCGGACACATCCAGCCTGTGCATCGTAATCTCGCCGCTGACAATGCCCTGCTGCTGCATGAACCCGCCAATAGACAAAAGATGCAAGCGAATCTCGCCATCGGCCTGCATGTCGCCGGAAACGGTCAATAACGGCAGCGTTATATCAGAGTCGATACGCGACGAGACGCCGATATCGCCACCGAACTGAAGGCCGTGAATCCTGATCTCGCCGTTGATAACGTCCCGCATCCTCCCCGAGATGGTCAGGAGCGGGAGGGTGATGCTACCCTCTGTAGCAAAGTCGCCGTAAATCTGGAGCAAAGGCAGCAAGATGTCGCCTTCCGTGGCCATACCGCCAGAAACCTGAAGCACAGGAAACGCAAGGTCGCCTTCAATGACGGCTGGATCTTCCAGTCCTGGGGCACCAGACTTATATGGGTGGTCGGAAGGCAGGTTATCGACGAGGCCCCACTTGTGGGCCAGATAACCCTCGATTATTTGACGATCCGCCGTATCGGGCAGGTAGTTCAGCGCCAATATTTCGGCCAGATCGCCTCCGAAATATGCGCTCGTCGTGTTGAGGCCCGCGCCTATGGTTAGCCTTGCCGATGCTGTATTGCTGGTCGATCCGGCTGTTTGGAAAGCCCCGGAGGCATCCTCTGTGCCGTCGAGATACACAGCCGCGCTTGCGCCTGCATAGTCGTAGAGCCCCGCAACGATGTGATGCGCCGTATCAATGGATGTTGCAGACGGGCGCTCCTGAAACGAATCTGCGTCAAGCCTCCGACCCGTAACGGACCATTTACCTGATGTGCGACCCCCGTCTATCTGTGCTCTGGCTTCCGTGACCGTGGGTGTCGAGACTGCCAACACCGTCTCAACAGATGTCGGACTTGCTGAATACTTATGCACCACGAAGATGGCCGCGCCACTGGCGTTCTGGAGCAACCCGGCCATAGATGTCAGACGGCGCATCACGTCGTTACTGCCATCGAACCGAAGAATCGAAAGCCCGTTTTGCGCACTGGCGACAATCGCAGGTCGATACGATGCGTCATAAACAGACACATCGAATCCGTTGCCGCTCTTATCGGCCCACGCATCACAACCACCGCTAATGTCAGTGATTGTCGTTGCGTCAGAGGCGTCCAGCCACAGGGCCGTCGTTATCCCAGATGGCGTCCAAAGGGCCATGCTATCCCCTTACGCGTTCTTCGGGAAGGTCACATTGAGCGAATTGACCACGGACTTGACATCGACCGTCAGTGTCGTGGTGGACATGCGCAGTTCGCCAGCACCAACACCACAGGCCATGTCGATGCGCACGGCGGTCGTGGAGACCCCGGTGGTCATGTCGTTGGCGTAGAGCCTGGCCCAGCCTGCCGTGCCGCTCGCGTCGGGGATGATGGCCCACTCGGTCGCGCTCGGCTTGCCGCACACACCGGCAACCGCCGCATCCCAGTTCAAGCCGTTGGTCGCCACCCCGCCGGTGAAGTCGCCACCATCGACGGTGATGTACCCGAGCAGCGTGCCGGACTCGGCCGCGTCGGCGTTGGCAGGCTGTGTGCCCGAGTAGACAGCGATGACCGCGTTGGCGAAGACATCGACAAAGGAGCCGTCACCGGCCCCGCCACCAGCCAGGGCGTTAACCGCGCCCGTAGAAAGTCTGACTGCCATGGTTATTCAACCTCCAGGGAGAAGAAATATTGCCCCGGGATAACCACCCCGGCGCCGGTTGTTGCTGTATCAAAGACGAGTCGTCTGCTCGTCACGTTCGCCACCTTGCCATCCTCGCTGCCGACGCAGACTCCGGCCTGGCTCGTCCAGACCGCCGCGATGCCCTGCACCATGTCGCCAGAACCGACCTCGTCCGCCCTGATCTTCGCGCACGTCCCGGGGATCATGGGCGAATCGAAGGCGTCATAGAGCACAAAGTCCTCCCGGCTCGACCCGGCCAGAAACTTCACCCCGTAGGCCGTCGAAACATAGATGCCGCCCCGCACGCACACGATGTCCGTGATGTCCGTGCCGAAGTCGATGAACCCATTCGCCATGTCGAAGCACCGGGGATTGAATGGCTCCGACTCCCAGAGATACCGCCCCGCCACGACGAACATGCGGCCCGCGTGCGAGCACATGCGCGTGAACGACGCAGGCACGCCTAGCACCCGGGTGTCCGCCCGATACTGCTGCGGGATACTCGCTGCGTAGGATTCGATGATCGAATCGTAAAGCACAGCGCGGAAGGTTCCGTTCGAGCAATAAACCTTGCCCCCGAACTCCTCGAAGTGCATGGGCGCGTCACCGCAGGAGCCATGCACCAGCACGTTGGCCCCTGCCGCCGTGCGTCGGTACAGTTTCCCCTCGGAGACGAAGAAGCAGTACGGACCCCATGACCACAGGGAATGGGCAGGGCCGTCGAAAAGATTGACGATGCCGAACCTACGCTTGGCGGACCCGGAATCGTCGATGATGACGTTGACGGCCTCGGCCAACTCGCAGAAGCCGTCCTCGCGGTATTTGAGCCGGTGCGGCTCGACCACGTTGTTGAGGCCCAGCGCCCCGCGAAATACGGGTGCCTTTGCCATCAGAAGAACCTCGCGTGCCGCTTGATGTGCGGCGTCAGTCTCGGTGCACGCTTGGCGTACCGTTCAAGTTGCCGCAGTCCCTCGTTCAGATACTTTTCCTCATACCGCCGCGTGTTGGTCTTATTCCCGTCCACCCCGTCCTCGATGATGTCGAAGAGGCGGGACGCGACGTAGTTGACCAGCAGGGCCGAGTGAAGGTGAGCTGGAATCCCTTCGGGGCTGTTCGCCACAACGGCAGGAACGGCCTCGGAATCGGCCAGAACGAGCGTCTCGGGCACGCGATAGTAATGAATCCGAACGTCCTGTGCCTCGTCCAGAATCGGCCGCACATGCAGCGTCAGGCCGTCCACAGCGGCGTCGGTGATGACGCTCCCCGTGTCCGTGTCCTGATAGATGCGCTGGAGGCTGTGCAGGCTCGTGTGGACGTTGATGCGCGTTGTCTTGGTCAGTGGCTCGATGTGCCACAGGTCGTGATGGTAATCGTCGGGGAGGGCGATACTATCATCCCCCTCCGCGAACGACAGTTCCTCGGTCGCCTCCAGTTCAGGCAGGCAGAACTCGAAAGCGATGGCCAGCAACGCTTCGTTCAGCAGGGCGAGGATTTCCGAATCCGAAAAGGAATCGTCCTTCACCGCCCGCTGCACGAAGGTGACAAGTTCGGTTGTGTTCATCCCTTCTTCCTACGCCCGCCTTTGCGTGGCTTTTGGGCCTCTACGGACCCTGCTGGTTCGCCCTGCCCTGGCGCAAACACAACCTCCTCGGATGGCTCCATGGGGCGCGTGGCGATGATTTGGGCATCAAGCAAAACAGGTACTTTTTCCTTGGGCTGATAGACCCTGAAGTTCCCGCTCTTGGCCATCATCTGCCGATGCTCGCCGGACAGCACGGGGCAGACGAAGTCCCCATCATCGTTCCGGCGGAAGACGTAATTGAAGCCATTGATCCGATGATGAATGGGATAACCGCCCCGGCTGAACAATGCTTCCATCAACATAATGCTACCCCTTACGCGCCGTAGGCGGCCAGACGATAGGTCAGGATGCCGGTGGCGGTGCCAGCGGCCTTGGTTGCGGCCACGTAGGTGATCTTCGCGGCGATGGTGCGCGCCTCGTCGTCAACACCGATGTTCAGCATGCCCTCCGCGACGTTGATGGACTGGAGCAGGTCCGAGTCGGACACGCCTGCCGAGATCAGCTTCGAGCCGGACACGAGCCCTGTACCAGCGGAATCGAGGATGCCCACGTCGTAGGTCAATGTGTCGGTGGCGTGTGCGTCGAGTTCCTCAAGCAGGAGCTTGAAATCAACGATTACGCAGTTGGCCGGCAGGACGTTCAGTTTGATGATGTCGTCGGCGGCGTGCGTGACGGGCACGGACACGACGGCGGACTGGCAGACGACCTCGCCGGTGGACTGGGGGAGGACCAGCGGACGGCGAGCCAGGTTGGTGATGAGATCGGAAGTGAAAGTTGCCATTTCGTTTTACCTCGTAGGTGAAAGGGCGGTTTCCCGCCCCGTTGCGGTTTCAGTCAATTAGGCCACGGAAGGAGCGGCAGCGTAGGTGTCGATGGCGATGACGCCATAGTCCTTCGCGTTGAACGTGGTCTTGTTGATGCCGAAGATGGAGTTGGTCGTGATGACCACCTGATTGCCATTGTCGCGCGTCTCCTCGTTCCAGTCGAAGCGCAGGCCGGTGCCGGGAGAACCGAACGCCATGACGAGCGCCTGGTCGCCCAGGAACAGGGCACGAGCGGCGGTGACGGTGCCAGCGCCGTAGTCGCTGAATCGGATGACCGACTTGTGCGAGTGCAGCACGACGTTGTTGTGCATACCCAGGCCGCCCTTGAAGATCGGGCTGTTCTTGCCCTCTGCGGTCGCAGCGGCCTTCTGGATGGCGAGCCAACCAGTGTCACCAGTCGTGGTGCGCAGGTCGTATTCCTGCCAGGGGTTCATGACGCACACATAGTGGTCTTCGCCGTTGATCTTGATGGGCTGAATCTGGGGAGTGCCCTGGATGCCGCCGCCCATCATCTCCGCGTTGGCCTTCGCCACGTCGATGAAGTTCAGGCTCATCTTGTCGCCGGAATCCATGGTGCCCTTCGCGCCAGAACCGATGATGAGGTGGTCGGTGTCAGGCGCGGAGAAGGCGTTGTTCGCAAACCCAGTGTAGTCCGTCGGGAAGACGAAATCCGAGTTCACGCCACGAGCGCCGGAGGCGTACATGAACAGCAGTTCGTCAAAGACGCGCTGCCACCAGTCGGCCTGGCGCTTCTTGGCCACGTCGCGCAGGTTGTGGAGAGTACGCTTCCGGGTCATGCGCCCGCCGGAGTTCACACCGCCGCGCATCTGGTCGATGTAGACGGTGTCGGAATAGAACTTCAGTTCCTCTTCCTTGCCCTCCAACATCGAGTCGCCCTCGACCGGCTGCATGGCGAGCTGCATGGACAGGTCGTAGGTGATCTGCTCTCCAGCGTCGTTGGCGAGTTCCAGAAGCTGGTGGACGGGGGCATTGGCAGCGGGGCCGGTGCCCATGAACTTGCGGGACCAGTACCCCTGCTTGGCGACATCCACAGCCAGCAGGCCGGAATACCGCTTGACGGCCTTCGCGTCATTCAATCCGATGATAGTCTGTGCCATTTTAAAATCCTCTTTTTACAGAGCGGACCGTGTGGCCCGCGTTAAATTTTACTGTGAACGAGCCCAGCGACCACGGTCCTCGTCGGACAGTTTCGCAATGGCGGCCTCGAACGCTTCCCCAGTCAAGCGGTCCAGATAGGCAAACCTGTTTCCGTCAACGTCATCGGCTGGCGCGGCGGCAGGGATGCCCTGGAGAGTCTTGGGGGCCTTGCTCACGTCGGCAGCTTCCTTCTTCGCCTTTCTGATCGGGCTTTCGTCCTTCTTGGTGGACGGCTCCGCGTCGGGCTGACGGCCAATGGCGGCATCCACCTTGACCTTGGCTGCGGCGAGCAGGTCCGCGTCACTCATGGACGCGCTCTTGGGGTCGGCCAGAAGTTTGTTCACCTGCATTGCAAAGGCGTCGTAGAGAACTTCGCTGTCGCGCAGGTATGCGTTCTGACCGAGAAAATCCTTCTGGGACTGTTCCCAGGACTTATTTGCCGATTCCTGGGCGAGTTCCGCTTTCAATTCGGCCTTGACGATCTGACGATCCAGGGCCGATTTGGCGTCGATATATTCGTCGATGGAGATTTCCCCTTCGTCGAACTGCTTCTTGAGGTCCGCGAGGTCGGCGTTCAGTTTGTCGAGGGCCAGTGTCGCCTTGTCGGCAACTGGCTGGACGGGCTCTTCTTTAACCTTTTCGACGTATTCTTTTGCAGCGGCCTTGAGCGCGTCGTTCGGCTCGTCTTCTTTTGCCTCGTCCTCATCGGCGACCGGCTCCGATTCGCCAGCTACGGACTCGTCGGAATCCTTTTCGGCGGCAGACTCTTCCTCGACAACGGCCTCTTCCTCGGTGCCTTCGGCCTCAACCTCAGCGCCGGACTCTTCACCAATCTCGTCTTCCATCGCGGCGATTTCTTCCTCGGACAGGCCGAGTCCATCGTACTTACTCATCTTCGTGTCTCCTCATACCGATACGGCTGTACCATGGGGCGATTCCCCTGGGCCTGTGCGTTCGGGTCGGTTGGTTTCTGCCTGGGGGGAAGGTTCATCTTCGGAGGCTGCTGGACCTTGTGCAGGGCCTCGGCCTTCTGGATGCGGACCTTCTCCTGATCTATGATGATGCCTGCCTCTTTGGCCTTGGCTTCGGCGTTAGCCTTGGCAACCTTGGCCTGACGCTCGGCAATCTCAAGTTGCTGCATGGCGGCCTGAAGTTCGGCCTCCTGCTGCGCCCTGGTCTGCTCGGCCTGTTCCGCCTCCATGTCCTCGGGTGATTCGTCGGTCTGATCCGGGTCTTTCTGACCGGTCATGGCGCGGATGCGCTTGACCATCTCGTCCTTGCCAGGGATGTCGGAGAGGTCGATTGCGAGGTCCAGAAGGGCCATCGCGGCGTCCGGGTTGCCCAGTTGGCCGATCATGTTCATCATGCTTTCGAAGGCAGCCTGACGGGCGCTGGCGCTGAAATTCATGGCGTCCACTTGGAAGTCGGCCTGTCGCGCCGTGATGTCGTTCAGGATAGAGCCGTCCGGCTGCGGCTCGTTGATCGTGACGTACTGCGCCTGTCCACGGTCGCCCACGATGCGGACCACCTTGCGCTCGGCGTAATACTGCTCGATGAGGGACAGCGTGATCTCGCCCACGATCTGGATTGCCATACGCAGGTTGTCGAACAACTCTGCGGTGACGGCGTGCCCCTGGTCCTGGCGGGCAAGGATGGCCTTGCCGCTCTGGGCGTTTGATTCCCGGCCCATCATCTCGTCCGTCACGCCGCCAGTGCTCTCGATGAACTCCCGGTCCTGCTGCATGAGCATGACGTGCTCTTCGGCAAGTTGGGCCGTGTTCCTAATCTCCAGTTCCTTTCCGGTGCGCTTGCGAATGATGCCGTCAGGGCGGGCCGCCTCGTATGCGAGTTCATCCCAGTCTTCCACCGCGTCCTCGTCTGCAATGATTTGTTGCGTGCTGAGGATGAACAGGGCCTTGGACCGACGCTTGTTCAGGTCACTCTGCGGATCAACGAGGCCACGGATGACACCATACGGGGCGTTCGCACGCTTCTTGCGGAAGCCCCATATTGGCACGAGGGGAAATCGGTTGTGCTTGTGCGGCGACGGGGAGTCCTGTAATACGCCAGCCTCGCAGTAGATCATGCACCGCGTCTGGAGCCGCACCGCGTCGTAGATGCTCGCGTGGCCTGCCTCGACCATGGCGTTGTGATGCTCGCTCTTGGGGTCATAGACTGCGCCGTTGAGTGTACCCAGTTCATCCCCGCGCAGAATCTTCCCGCGCCAAATCTGGCGATACCAGCACTCGGAGAGCTTCACCCTGGACCGGCAGTCCTGGAAGATGCCAACGCCTTGGTCGTAAATGTCGCGCTCTGCATCCACGTCGTCGAGGAGCATGGAATCAGTTCCAAACTGCGCAGATGTCACGGCCGCCGCACGAAGCACGTCCTGCCTGTCAGGGAACATTTCAAGCGCCACGTCGAGGTCCACATACCGCTCGCGGAACAGAAACCTGGCGTCGGACATATCCGGCTCAACGCTCATCGGGTCGTACCAGACGTTTCTCCAGTCCTCGTAGCCCTGATAGATCGGCTCTTCCGTTGGGTCGCTGCGGATCGAAATTTCAAGCCATCCAACACCTGCCTTGATTGCGTCGGCAAAGGCGCGGCTGCGGGCGTAGGGAAAGCGGTTCACGTCGCTCACGAACTTGAGCAGGTTCGTCTTCGTTTCGGCGCCCTCGGTGTCGTTCGCCTCACGGGGCAGCACGCGGTAATCCACCCGGGTGCGCCGCTCGGTGCCGATGATCCAGTCAACGGTGGACTTGATGATATTGAAGACAAGCGGGGCCTGCCCCCTCTCTCTCAACTCCTGCGCGTCGTCCTCGGTCCACTGGTCTCCATCGTAGAAGTCGTGGTCGCGCATCTGCGTGTAGCGGTTGTCGCGCTGGAGGTCTGCGGCCTGGTCGCGCCACATGCGAACGCGACGGAAGCGGGCCTGCACGTCATCCTTGTCGAGCGGATGATTCGGCTTGTCCGGCTTGGCCTCGACGCCAATCAGGTCATCGTCCTGGGTGTAGGCTGCGTCTTTCATGCTGCGGGAATCTCCACCGTCATCTTGACATGGTTGCCGTCGATTTCAGCGTTCTTGGTCGCGTTCTTCAGGGCCTCTTCGCGCATCTGCCGCACGGCGATGTCAACCGGATTCTCCCGTGGCGGCGCTGCAAACAATTCCGTGATGCCTTCCTCGATAACGGACGCGATGGAGGCCATCTTCTCTTTGGTTACAAGGCCGAGGCTGTACCGCTTGCAAATGTCCGTCGCCGCCCACCACATGAACTTGTCGAAGTTCGGGTTGTGGTCGAAGGAGTACAGCCATGCGTTGTCCTTGTTGAACATCGTCGGGATGTACTTCTCTGGGTTGACCTTCGGCGTGATGAGCAAGACGGGTTCGCCGTCGTCCGTGTATGAGATGCGCCTGATGACTTCAGCCATGAAAACTCCTCTATGCGGCCATTGCCGACCGACGCCGTATCTTCCGATGGGCGCTTTGAGATTTGACGATCTTGGGGAAGCGTGCGCCAAGGCTCTGGTCCGTGATCCGCGCCAGACAGTCGAGCATGTCGTCGTGCATGAGCACCGGGAACGCGTCGTACTCCTGCTCAAAGAACACTCGTGTGAGGTCGCTTGTTTTCCCTTGACTGTCCGTGTACGGACATGAAAATGGGAGGTAGACTCGCCCAAATTCGAACAGGGGTACAAGCGTCTTGATACGGTCTTCCTTGCTCAACTTGGTGCCGCCAAGCTCCGTGATGTCGAAGCGGTACTTCTTGTGTACCTGCTCGCTCTTGATGTGCTCGATGTCGGCCTGCATGGAATACTGCTCATACCCAACGCCAAGCGGCCGATACTTCTCATGCAGCGCAAACAACTTCGCCGCACGCTCCGTCAGGTTCAGCTTGTCGCGCACGATGTCGATGACGTAATAGTTGTTGTCGCTGTTCAGCCCGACCACCCACATGGACGTGAAGTCGTTATTCTTGCGCTTCTTGGAGCCAGCCGGGTCAACGAGGATGTAGGTATTCATCCCGGCCCACCCTTCCTGCACAGGGTTCCAGAACCGCTTCCATTCGTTGCGGAATGTCTGGTCTTCCTCGGCAATCGGATTCAAAAGCTGCTGGCAGGAAAAGATGTAGCTGCCCTGCTTCTTCTTCTCGTCCAACGCTGCCTGGCTCAAAAAAACAGGCACGCCGTCAGCCTTGCCGTTGTCCGTCGCGGGGTGAACCCTGGGGACAGCCGCCTCTCTGCGGATGATCTCCGACCACGTGTCGTAGAGATGGTAGCGCGTGCCGATGTAGCGCACCCTGCACCGCCCGGACGACACGAGGTTCGTAGACATAGCCCATGCGTCCGTAACCTTCTGGATCATCTCCGGATTGGTGCACTCCTCGTCGGTGATAACGTCGTCGTAAATCATCAGCGTGAAGTGCCTTCCAATAGGCTGCCCCTCGACAAGCCCCCACGCCTCGATGGTCGCTTCCTTTGGGTTCGTCTTGCGCTTCAGCGTGATCGCGTCCTGCGTCCACTGCGGCGACTGCTTCTGCGGGAACTCGTAGAGCACATCTGGAAAAAGATTGTAGAGCGTCTTGTTGTTCTCAAACTCGTTCTTGATCTGAATGAGAAAGCCCCGCGCCGCCGTCTTCGTGTGCGAGAATATGCCGACCGTTTCCTCGGGATTCGCAAGCACGTCCTGAATGGTCTTGGCGAAGGTTATTAAAGTGCTCTTTCGATGATCTCTCGCCCATAAGTCCAAGTAACCATTAGGATTTTTCTGTATCTCCACACACCGCGCATACAGCCAATCATGCTGCACGTCCTTGCGCCCGAGGATATGGACGAGCAGGAAATACAGGTCGCGCAGCGCAAGGGCCTTCATGGCAACCGCCTGCTGCTCGATCCCGCCCTTGGCCTTCGCATCGGCCAGGAACGTCCTGTAGAATTCTTCCTGCTCAAGTCTCGTCATGCCGCCCTCGTGTACTCGAAGCGAACTCTGCTCTCGCTCCTGTCCCAGAAAAACCGCAGCCACCATGCGCCGATTGGCTTCGGGGAATGCTCACCCTCAACCGCCCAGCCGCCGCCCTGGTCTGTGATCTCGTCCTTATAGGTCGGGATGCACAGATGCACCTGCTCGTCCTTGTATTCCCTGCCCTGGTCGGAAAGCCGGATGCGGGCGATGGGAAAACTCCATCCCTCGTGAATGTGCCCGGACAGTTGGATATCGGCATCAGGGAAAACTACGCTGCGGCGATTGGTCTTGATGACGCCTTTCGTCACCGGCGCAGCTCCGCCAGAACCGTGCGTGTAGGCGATGTTGAACGCCTTTCGCTGTCCTTTCGGGCCGGAGAACATGAGCCGAATCCATCCTCGATATCCACCGAGAACAATCTGGCTTCCTTTGTTCTGAAGCCGCTCAACGAGTCGTCGCGTCAGATTGGACTCCATGTGCCGAAGTATTGCCGTCTCGTGGTTGCCGGTCCCAAATATCGCCAGGTTGTCGCGGTACGGCTCAAAGAACCCAAGGGCGCCGCGCACAATCTCGTCGTAATAGTCCTCGACCTTGTGTTCCCCAGCCAAGTCCGACTTGCTGGACCTTCGGTCATTTCGCCCCTGCATCGCGCAGAACAAGTCTCCGAAATCGCACACAAACGCGCCGCGCTCGACGGCCTGGTCCAGATGCCTCTTTTGCATCGCACGGTTGCTGTGCGGGTTGTCGAGGTGGCGGTCTGCCGTGACCAACATCCACTGTTCCCAGTTCTTGTTGCGGTCCATGGCAATGCGTATCGTCTGGACTGTCGACCCTGTCTCCTCAACGCTCCAGTTCATCGCTTTTTCCGCCGTCGCTGCTTGGGGCAATTTCGCTTCTCCTGACACATGATTGCGTTGACGTGCTGCGCGTTGAGTTGCGCCAGCTTCCCACGAACTCGCTTTGACCTCGCGTGGTTCATGCGGTCACGAAACCGTTACTTCGACGTCTATGATCTTACCGTCCTCGTCGCGGACATCGGACACCGTGAGGACGTACTCACGAGGCGCACAATAACTTGGCTCTTCGTCAAACATCCAAGAGAAGCCTATGTATTCCGCGGCTCGCTGATGGTAGATGAACTCGACGCGGTACGGCACGAAGCGCATCTTCGCCATGACGTACGGGAACACCTCGCTACGCATCACGCTTTCCGCCACTGTGAACTTGCCTATTCGCTCCATATTTACCTCGCACTGGTTCACGCGTTGCCCTCTGGCATCACTCCGCCGAACAACAGCGGGATGATCCATCCACCTTCGTGCTCGACAATGACAAGCGGCGCGTCGTCGTCCATGTTGCTCCTAAAGGGTGGGGCCTCGGGCTTCTTTACGCCGTTGGCCCCGGCGTCGGGTAATTCCGCCTTCCCGGCGGTAAAAGTAACCCGGAATGGTGCGCCTCGCCCGCATTCGCCACCAGTTGCCCGCATATTTTCAGGGGTCTGGCCGGGTCTTGGCTCCTCGTCAGGCGTTCCGGGTGTTGTCCGTCCAATCGTCAATGAACCGTCGTCCAATCGAAAAGTTTGCCCCGCGCCCGCGCTATCTCAAGACGAACCCTTGCCAGTTGCATGAGCGACACACCGCACAAGGTAGATTGTGGATCACCTCCCCACGGGCAGCGGGGGCTGACGTTTCTCAACGCCGAAATTTATCCACCAAGGCCGAGCATGACGGGCAGCAGCCGCACAATGTCGTCCAACTCGCAGCCGAGAATCAGCGCCGTGATTGCCAGCGCAAAGACGCCGATGATGATCATCTGTTTGTTGGTCAGCATGTCATGTCTCCCATCCCGATGCTCTCCAGCGTCGCCACATCAAGCACATTCGTCATCGCCACGGCGTCGACATACTTGTAGGCCCTGCGCAACCGCAGCCACTTCAGCGGAGGGAAGCTCGTCTTCTGCTGGATGATGCTGATGAGGTTCGCGCCGAAGATCGCGTCGGCGTAGTCCTCTTCCTCGCGCGTATCGGCCACCTGATACATCACGTCGTGGACGTTGCAGACCGGGCTGATGTCGAGGCCCCAGATGCTATCCGGGACAAGACGCCCTTCAATCCCTTCGCGCCCGCAGCCGTTCGTCCTAGCGAGAATCTGTGCAAGCGTGAGGCGAGTCATTTGCAGCGGGCAGAGGAGTTTGCAGCCCCAGAAATCGAAATAGTGGTGGCAGATTGGGGCGCTCATCTCGCAGCCCCCACCAACGCACCGATCGCGTCCAGAATCTTGGCCTCACTCGCCTGCTTCTCAAGCACGACACGAATCACGCCCAAGTTGTCTCGCTCAAACCGCAACCCTTGCACACTCTGGTCGCCCCATCGCGTGTAGTGGGCCGTGTAGCCGTCGGGCGTCGTCATGGAGATGGTGGCGCAGCCCTGCATGGCCCACGTGGCGATTCCAAGCAGGACGACGGCGGCCGTGATGACGATGCGGCTAGGCCACTTGAAAGCGGCCTTTATCTCTCGCTCAGCCATCTCGATTTCCTCTTTCGTGTGCTGCATCATCCCTCCGAAACTATCTCCCATGCGCGGTGAAAATTGTCTTCCCACTTGTCCTTGTGGGGCTTCCCTGGACGCCAGACGTTGAGATATTGAAACCACCCGTCGGCGGAATCGCCGCGTTTCGGTAACGGATACGGGAATGGCCATAGCGCCAGCCGAGCTATTCCAGCTGCTAAAATATCGTCCGTTTCAATGCGATGATAGACTGCTGCGGTTGTCGCCGCGACTCCACAACGCCAGCACAAGTCAGCGGCAAAGCCTCTTGTGGCGGGATGTCGCAACACGCCCTGTACGCCGATGCGCTCAAACTGCCAGAGGCCACGAGCAGGGCCACCAGCGTGCTGTGTGCGGTACTTGAGGGCGGACTCTTGCAGCCCAATGGCCACGAGCATGGCCCGCGACTCGTCACTGGTCATCTGCGGAGGCAGCAGCGCGAGTGCCGGGTTGATGATGTCGCGGATGATGGTGTCGGTCATTTTCCGCCTCGCTCGTTGATGATCTCGGCCTTTTCCTTCTCAGAGATCGGGAGGAACTGGATCGCAGCGCGTAGCATGCGGAACACGATGTCGAGCTTGCGGCTGACTTCGTCGTCCAGGGCGTCCTGCCTGGCGGAGAGTTCGGCTTGTTTCGCCTTGATGGCGTCGATGACGCCCTGGAGGTCCTTCTTGCAGTCCCCCTGGCACTTGACGCACCCTGCGACTGTCTGCTTGGAGCGGCCGCCGAGCCAGAAGCCTATGGCTCCGACGAGGAGCGCGCCGAGGATTCCGCCGAGAATTTGCACCCAGATAGCCGCGTCCATCATTTCATCACCTCACACGCCCGTCAGTTCGCCCCGAGCCTGGGCGTTTGCTTCCACCTCGGCCTCGAACCATTCGCGCAATTCTTCGCGCTCCTTCTCATCCTGCGGCTTCGGCGTCATCTGCGTCAACGCCTCGTAAATGATCCGCGTCTGCTGCGGCTTTAGAAATGGCTGCCAGAATCCCATCACTTCATCCTCGCTGTAATCCGCATCTCAACCGTCTCACACCGGCCCTTGTACCCATCGACCGTTTCAATGTACGGCTGGATTTTGTATTTGCCGGGGAGGAGGTCGGCGCCTTCCGGCACGGTATGGCGCAGGATGTTTGGAGACACGAGGGCCGCTGCCCACTCTTCCTCGGTCGTCGATCCTGGGCGAAGGACAAAGAACGACTGCGCAGAGATTGATGCGACCGGGACAGCCTCCTTCTCGGAGTCAATCAACGGAACGTCTATGTTCAGGCCCTCGACATATTCATAAATCTTGGTCGCCATACGTTACTCCACGTCGACGTTCATGCCTGTCGATGACCGACTGGTGATGGACTTGCACACGCTTGAAGCCACAGACAGAGACAACGCAACGCTCGATGGAATGGAAATGCGCGGAGTTGGGAGATAGTCCGCGTTGAAAAGAGTCGGAGTTGACACGATGGGCGCAGAGATGGACACGCCCTGGCCGACGAGCAAATGGATCTGGCCGAGAACTGGCGACGAAACTGACGGCTGTGCGGTGACATCCTGGCCGACGAGATTATGAATCTGCGCCAGCGTCGGGCTCGTCACGGTTGGGGCAGAAATAACCACGTCCTGCGCGGCCAAGCTGATGGCAGGAGTCATCGACGGCGAATTGACAGTAGGAGCACCAATCGCCACATTCTGCGCCGTCAACACATGAATCTGCCCCAACACAGGAGTGGACACCGTAGGCGCGGATATACCCACCCCATCGCCAGCCAGCGCGTGCACCTGCCCGAGCGTCGTACTTGAGACTGTCGGGCTTCCGATAGCGACGTTTTGCGCCGTGAGCGGGTCCGTGTCGGCCGATACTGACAGCGCAGGCATGGACACGGTAGGCGCACCAATCGCAAGGCCATCGCCACCGAGAACATGGATTTGGCCGAGCGTGGCCGTAGTGACCGTGGGCGCACCAATGGCGACATTCTGCCCCGTCAGGTCGTCAACATCGTCCACGATGGACAGCGCGGGGCTTGAGACTGTCGGGGATGCGATGGAGACGTTTTGCGCCGTCAGGGAGTGGACTTGCGCGATGGACGGAGCGGTGACGGTTGGCGCGGAGATTGCGACGTTTTGGCCCGTGATGCTGTCCGTGCCGGTTGTCGCTCCGAGGTCAAAATACACCGGCCTCGCCACGGGCATGAGGAGCGTGTACGGTGCGTAGTAGAGGTGCTGGATTTGCGGTTGCGTCAGTATTTGTTTGACATGGATATATGCGCCGACTGAGCCTATTGAGCCAGTGTTGTTGCTATTGCCCATCAGCGACATTTGCCCAGACTGCAATTCTAATGGCGAAACAGGCGTGGTTGTCCCGTCGAGCGTGCCGTCAGAATACGCGGAAAACGTCGTTCCGTCCCAACTCATCGCCGCCAGAATTGACTGATTGATCGTGTGGCTGATTGAGCTTGTAACGATGTTCGCAGAGCTTGCTCGAATGGTCGATATTACACGCAGCGTTGCATTTTGAACCTGAAACCCAAACTCTGAGCGATTAGAGAGATACCACCTATTATACGTCACAGTTGGCACTATCTGCTGCACAATCGTGAAAAGTCCGCCAACGAGGCCTGGCTTGACTAGACCTGCGGACGGATCGAGATACCCGGAAGTCCGCTCTAACCCGTATGCGCTCCACCTATAATTCGCTACGTCTGTTCCTACTACATAGTCTGGCTTTCGGAAAACGTCTTGTAGTCGTACCCCGCCACACTCCCACACGGGTAGATATTGCACAATAGCGGCTGGATCAATTCCCATCCGCTCGGCATTGATCTTGACCGCGTATTGTACCTCTGGCATCGGCCCCCATTGCTGGGGTTTAACGTCGGGCCTAAATCGTGGCATGGACGCACTGCCTATATCTGACGGTGACGTTCGTCAGGGCATATGTCGCGGTAGAGAGGTTGACCACGCGGACGCGGAACTTGCCGATCATGTCGGCAGGGATGGTGATGACGCGCTCTTTCGTGGTGTTCGTCACGAACGGCATCGGCACAGTCCACGGCAGCGACCCTTCGGACTCGAAATTCGTGCCGTCGAGGTCGCGCTCGATCTGCACGTTCGCGCCAAGAGTCGAAGACGCGGCATATGTCAGGTCAATGGCGACTTCCGTTGCCACCTTGCCGTCGTTGTCGATAGTGCCGAAAACAGTGGATGACGCCGCATTGATCGTCTGATCCTCGGAGCCGAGCAGGGACCATGCGCCCCAATCAAATCCTGCGCTCATATTACATACCCTCCATCGCGTCACGCACCTGCTGCCAAGTCACGCCAGCCGTGACGGTCTGCTCGGCCAGGCCCTTGAGCACAGACGCAGCCTCGGGAGGCAGTAGTTCGTCGAGCATGGCCCGCGTGCTGTCCAACGACAAGTCCAGTGCCCCACGTTTCAGCAACTCAAAGCCCCACTTGACAGTAGGATTCGACGCGGCAAGGGATTCCATCTGGTCAAGCAACTGCGCTCCGGCTTCGGCCCCAAGGTATTTCATCGGCGTGCCAAGTTCGGCCATGCGCTCGACAAGCACTGTCTGCGGGGCGTTGAGTAACTCGGTAATCTCGCCGGGTGTCTTCCCTTGCCAACCGTTTGAGAGGATAGCCTCTCTGATTTCAGCGTGCGTCATGGCATCACCTACGCGGCGTCAGGGAAGTTGACTTCAATTGCCCCAAGCGTGAACGTATTGCCGCTCGTCACGGACTGCGAAGACGAAAGAGCCTGCGCGACAAGAAGACGGGAGTTCGTCCCGTCAATCAGCGCAAAATGAGACGCCGTGCCCGTAGCTGACACGCTGCCGTCAGTAATCGCACTCACCACAACCTTGCGGCCAGAAGTCGCGTCAGTAGGTGCGCCTACAGTGGGAGAAGATTTTGCCCCGAGCTTGTACGTCGCGTTGGCCTCGGCGTAGGTCGTGGGCATTGCGGAGCAGATGACAAGGGCCGTCGTGTCGCTGTCGAGGACGGTTAGACCGTTGTCGAGAACGTAGTCGTTGATGTATCCAGCCATGATTTGTATCTCCTATCTCTGAAATTTACTGCTCGACGGTGATCGTGATCGCGCCAGTGCCGAACCCGCCAGTTGCCACGCCGATGTCGTACAAACCGTTGACCGGAACCTCGACGACACTAGTCGCGGCCGTGAATGTCTGTGTGCCCACGACGGCCCCGGTCGGACCATAGCGGCGCAGGGTCACGGTCGAGTTGACAGACCCCTGGATGATCTGGACCAGGCAGCGACCGCGCAGGCCCCTGCTGTGGGAGTCGCCGCGAAGCTCGAATTTGTCGCTCCATGTGTTCTGGGCCGAGACGGCCTTCTGGATAAACATTTACGCCTCCTGACCGCCTGACGCGGGAAAACGCCGAAAACCGAGGCCCTGAGAGCCCGCCTGCGGCGTTCTGGAAAGTTTTTGGATGTAGGGTATGGGGGAAAATTGGCTCATTCCGGGGATTCCTGGCCGTAGACCGAGTCGAGGACGGATTGGAGTTCAGGCGGCAGTGTGTGCTTAATTTCGCCCTTCACCTCGGCGTTGATGGTCTGGGAAATCTTGTCGTTGAACATGCCCAAGTGCCTCGCCACGGAATCGAGAGCGCCCTTCTTGTCGGCCAGTTTGATCTTGCGGACCTGGGCGAAAACGGGGCTACCATTCTCATCGGTACCTGCCTTCTCGACGGCGATGTCCATGCCGGAGATTGCGGCCGCTACGTCTGCGGGAAGGTTCGGGATGTCGATGAGGTTGCCGTCGGCGTCGTAGAATTTACGGGGGTCGAGGAATGCCAATTTGGCGTACTCTTGGAGGACTCGGTCTTGGGTGATCTCGGTGCGCTCGGCGCGAGCCTGCTGAGCCCCTGATATGGCCGTCTGAATTTCAACTTTTTTCAACAGCCTTTCGCCCTGAGATCCAGCCGTCTTTTCCGAATATCCAGCCCGAATTGCAGCCTGTGTCGCGTTCAGGTCGACAAGGTACTCCGCGACGAAAGCAGTCTGCTTCGGCGTGAGCGTTTTTTTCTTGTCAGCCTGATTTGCCATAGAAGAACACCCGTAAACCGTGTGAGGATGAGACCTCGACGCTATAATAGTGGAAGTGACACCTTCTCCGCCCCGTTTACCAGCCAAGCCATTCTTAACCGCCGATCTTTGATCCCCGCTTCTGCGGGCCAGTGCTTAACGACGGGTTCCACTGGTCGGGATACGGACTCCCTGAAAGGCGGCTGTATATTCTTCAGCCCCAGGGCTTATTGCGTCTGCCTGGGCCAGTCAGAGGAGCGGGTCACTCCCGGTTGCGGCTTCATGTCGACCCCCTCCCTCATCCCTGGCCGCGCTCTTTAGCCACGTCAGTGCTTTTGATTTTTCCGGGCTCGCGATTAAGTTCGAGGGTCGCGTGCAATTTACATTGTCCCTGCGTTTGAAATCTGGGCACGAATCAAACAAAATTGAGATTATTTTACGATTTGTTTGTAAATGGCGGGAATAATGAGAGAAGAATTTTCACCCCATGTGTTGACATGCACCTGATAGGTGCTTATTTAATAGTCAACAAGGACGAACAACCCGAAACAAACCGGAGGATAAAATGAGCTACGAAGAATTTGTGACCGAATACGAGCGTGCCCTTCGCAACATGATGAGCTACGAATTGAATCAGGTTGGTTCCATCTACTTCTGCGAGAAGGCCGCGAACTTGGCCGACGACTACCCTGAGTTTATGAACCGCTACGACTCTGAAAACTAACACACACCGGGGGCCTCGCCCCCTCAAAAGGAGAATGACATGGAACTGGAAACTGGACGCATCTACACGGCAGAGGAACGCGAGAATATGACGCTGGTGAACTGGATGAGCGAAGACGGCGAAGTTGGCGGATATGACGGCGCGAACGTGGCCGACTACTTCGACGCCAATGGCCGCTACCTCGGTCCGGATCAGGATGGCGTGTACCCGGAGATTGAAATTTATGCCTAGCCCCAACGACATCAAGGAAGCCCGCCTCCGCGCGGGCCTCACCCAATCCGAGGCTGGCCGACTCGTCGGGGGGTCACGGAGGACGTGGCAGAACTGGGAGGCGGGAGTGTCGCGGATACCGGCTGCGAAGTGGGAGTTGTTTCAGATTAAAGTGGCGGGCCAGAAATAACAACGGCCCCTCTGGTGCGGTAACACCTCGGGGGCCTCATCCAAACTCGCAGGAGGAGTTATGGACGCAAATTCGGTACAAATGATTCTCGTCGTGGTCAAGTTCGTTATCGGTTGTGCAGTCCTCTGCCCGCTCGCCGTAGCCGCATACAGACAAAGTTGGCTGAAGATTTTCTGAACTGAAGCCGGGCCTCACACCCGGCTTTTCTCCTGCCTCGCCGCCCACGCAGTATAGACACTCACCTCCGCCACCACCGCCAACTCCCGCAAACTCATCTCCCCGTCGTCAAGCCTCGCTGCCCGCTCCCGTGGCATCTCCAGCGACCTCGGAACTGTGAATTTCTCCCCGCCTCGCTCGCGTACGATGAACTCACCAGCGCCCGGGAACCGCGCCTCAACCAACATCAGGAATTCTTGCGCCGTCAGGTCAATGTTGTTTTTTCTTCCGGAATACGCGCCGAGGCCCTGGATGTCGGCGTGCGTCATGCCTCTTTGCCCCTTGGTCCTTGGCCTGCTCCGCACGTATTTATGAACGACTCGGTATCAATGGCGAGCACGCCGTGACTCCCAGCCGCCTCAACATCCCACTTTTGAAGCGCGTATGCCTCAACGCCGTTCTCTGCGCTCACGGTCAGGCACCCATTCCTGTCAATGTCTGCTTTCATGCCGCGTCATCCTCCCTGTAATCAGTCCACCCCATATCCCGTAGTTGCCCGAGCAGATACTTGACTTCCCGGTCCACCTCTGGCGCGTAGTAATACTCCCCGCGCACCTGGTCGTGCCTCATCCCGCGTGTGTCGGGGCCGAGGTTGTCGTGTCGCTTGATTGGTCGCCAGCGTTGGAATTTCATCCTTCCACCTCCCCCATCACCAACCGCATCGCCGTGGCCGCAACGTCAAGGGCTTCGTCGATGACGCGAACAGGGCCTTCGCCGTCACCTACTGCCTGCGCAAGTTCGTCCCATTCGCCATAAATTACACTCGTCGCGTCATGCTCGTCCCGCGCAAACACCTGGTGCTCCTTCCTCGCGTGCTCCAGCCGTTCAGCCAGCATCGCAAACGCCTGTTCCTGTGTGAGTTTCATCCCTTTTCCTCCCGAAATTCCCTGTACTTCATCGCCTTCGCCAAATCCTGCTCCGCATCGCCCTTGTCGCCAGCCCGCAGGCGGTACTTCAACTCATTCCCGATGCAGTAGGCACGAAACCCTTCCGGCCCGAGCACGTGGCGGATGATGTCGATAACCTCAACCGGGTACGACTTATAGTGCGAAGGTTGGTTGACAGGGTCGGATAACTCGCCACACTCGTCAGATAGTTGCGGTTTTTTTACCACCATCTCGTCATCCGTGGCGAATTCTAACTTGAAGAATTCCTCCGGAACGCCATTATACGGCTCGTTTTCCGGCTTGAAATAATCCCTCGTCATCTCGGCCCTGGACTGCGTCACTTCCTCCCGCCTAGTCCCCGCCGGGAATGACGGCGTGCTCAAATCAGCGCCGCGATTGGCCGAGCCCGTGCGACGGCGCAGCGCGTCATGGAGTCCATCCGGCTCGTGATCAGACACTATTCGTTCGCTCATCTCACAACCTCCAGCGCCGACACGCGCGGCCAGTAATACTTCACGCCACCTCTTGGCCCGCGAACCTCGACGACGTAACTCTCATGGCCTCGGTAACAGCCAATCCCACCGCCCTTGTAAAGCGAGATGAACCTGTCACGGTCCGGGGCATCTTCCGACTTAACAACCTCTGCAACAACCCCTACCTTCTCCTTCCAGACGCCACTCGCAGCGCTACGCCATTTGACAGTGTCTCCAACTTTAATTCTCTTGTCGCTCATTTTTCCCTTCTCCCGCGTTCTAGCCGTCGTCCCGGCCTGTTTATGCAGCCTCATCGTCTTCGATAAAGTGGATCAGCCCAGACTGTTCCCATCTCGTCCATTTACGTTTCAAAAAACCTCGGCAATCGTCTTCAGAATCAAAGACAAGTGAGGACTTCCAGCCATTACAAATCTGACATGAGGCAACGAGGTTCGCCTTCCCATGATCTAGCGAAAACGCCCACGGCAAAACATGGTCGACAACGACCTCAAGCCTCCGCACAATTCCCTGCTTGAGGACATACAAGCCAAATTCATTTTCACACCAAAAACACCTGCCATCCTGGTCTTCCGCAATCTGCATTGCGACCCTTCTTGATATGGACCTACGGCGTTCTTTCCCTGCGATTACGCGTGTTCTTTTAAACTCGGCGTTTTCAAAAACAAGATTGCAACCACGGTTTTGGCAAACAAGTGAGTCATATCCTGTTAAATTCTCTTCGCCGCACACAGGGCAAACACATTTTGCCAGAGTCACTTTTCCAACCTTGATTTTAAGCACTCGATTTTGAACCTCCGTGTCCGACTTCATTTCTCGCGCTGGAACATCTCTCGTGGCGTCCTGGCGCGAAATTTGGCTATGCCTGACGTATTTCAACTTCCCACCTCGGAAAGTCCGAGTAGAACTTCCTGACCATAAGCCCGACAATGTTCTTGTCGTCAGTCCAGAAGATGCCGTTGAAACAATCGAGAAGGTGCTTGGCGATGTTGTCCGCGTCGGGCTTCTTTGTCGGGCGCAGTGCGCCGACTCGCGCTTGGACCTTGTTGAACTTGCTCATGCTGGCCGGAATCTGCATATATGCGTCAATCCTGACTTCCAGCGGCCCGTCTATTGGCTCGTCTGGCCGGTGCTGCGCGGCGAAGGCGAGAAGTCTTTGCTCTGCCGTCGCCTGCTTCGGCGCTTTGTGCGTCCGAGCGATGCCGCCGCGTGCGCTATGCCTGGCCCTCATCTGGCCTACAGGCTCAATCGGTATCGTGAACTTCATTCCTCCTCCCCACCTCCCTCAAACGGACTTCTCCCACGGTGCATTTCCATGCCTCGCCACATAAAGCGCACGCGCCGTCCACTCGATGGCCGCTTCTCTGCACTTGTGCGTCACCTCGTCCGCGTCGTCCGGGTCGATGGCCCAAAAGCGGATGTGAACAAGCTCATGTAGCAGGTCCAGTTCTGCGTCCTCTCCGTCTCCATCTCTGTCGCAGCCGCGCTGCACTTTGATCGTTGCCCGCTCCATGTGCGCCTTGACGTTTCCTGTTGCGGCAGCTTCGATCTCGTGGCGCGGTGCATATTCGGCGCGGATGTCCCATGAATGGAGACCGAGAAGTGGCTTCCAGTGGGCGACGATGGCTTGCAAATCGCTAGGCTGTTGCATCATGGTTCAGCTCATACTGCTCATTATCTTCCTTGATCCCCTCGTAGTGCTCTGGACAGGCATCACCGACTTCCCAGTCCTGCACTGGCTGCACGTCACGCCGCCTCTTCCCGCAGATGCCGCACTTCCACGAAAAGTTCTCCTCCCACTTCAACGTCTTGCCCATGCTCATTTTCAAATCTCCTTTTCTGTTTCTGCAAACGGACTTCTCCACCCCGCCCCATGCGGCTCCCCGATTTCCCGCTCAGGATTCCCAGATTTCCTCCAGCACGCACCTGGCCCGTAGAGCACCTGGTGGCCGCACACCTTGCCGGTCCAGGATGGGCAGGGCGGCTTGGTCAGGCATAATTCATTCTCCACGCGCCACCGCTTTGATCCGCTTTAGAATCCACCGCATCACAGGCACGGCCATGCTGTTTCCGAGCGCCTTGTAGCGGTCATATCGCTCCATCTTTGGTATTTTTGTATATTCATCAGGGAAGCCAAAAACGCGCTCGATCTCCAGCTCTGTCGCCCGTCTCGGCATATCACCATCAACTATGACGTGCCCGCGAGCGTACCATTGGTTGCTCCCCCATTTTCTGCCATATTGCGCATCAACACAGTTAAGGCAGCGATTTTTTCCTCTCCACCAGTCAAGTGGGCTAATGTTTTTTTCTCGATGCGGCGCAACATGCCGCTGCACGCCTTCGCGCTCAAAAAGTATCTCGCAGGGATCGGCCCCGTCTCGAGGACATGCGACAACGAACACACGGCGGCGCCGTTGGGCCAGGCCGAAGTATTGAGCGTCGAGAATGCGCCATGCGAGTTTTCGTCTCGGTCCAATGACGCAACCAGCGTTTGACCAGCCGTCCCCTGCCGGGAACAGTTCGCCATCATTTCCAGATAACGCTCCGAGAAAACATCCGAAGGCATTGTCCTTTGTTGAGAGCACACCGGGGACATTCTCCCAAACGACATAGGCAGGGTTAATTGCATCGCAGAGCTCCACGAATTTGAGGGTGAGATTGCCGCGGGCGTCATCGAGGGATTCGCGCTTGCCGGCCACGGAGAACGCCTGGCAGGGAGTCCCGCCAACGAGCACGTCCACCTGTCCGCACCATGCTTCGCCGTCGATTTTGGTTATGTCTCCGAGATTTGGCACTTCGGGCCAGTGGTGCGCGAGGACGGCAGACGGAAATGGTTCGATCTCGGCCATGAACTTGTGCGTGAACCCGAGGCCGATGGAAGCAACTTCCGGGGCGCCAATACCGGAACAGACGGTTGCCATGCGTATCGTTGGCTTGAGGCAGAGGTCAGCCGGCGCGGTCATCACCAGTTCTCCGCGTCGTATCTGTCTTCGTACCCGTCATATCGCCCCTCATCAGGGTCTTGCTCGGCCTTCCGCGCTCCGTTGATGTACCCGGCAACCTTCGCCTTGATATCGGAACTCGTACCCTGCGCTACAACCTTCGTGCTTTCCCAGCCTTGGCGCCGCATGTATGCCAGTGTGGACCGACCGACATTGCCGACATTTCCCGTGTAGCATTGACAAAACACAACCCCAGGTACGCCGTCGCGAGTAAGGAAGAGGACTCCGCCCTCGCAGTCAGGACACCCGAGCTCTTTCACCTCTACGCACTTTTCCGGGTGCTCCATCTGCCATACACGCCATTTTTCGCGCATGACTTTCGGCAGGTTGCGCGGCATGGAGTCGCACTCGTCCTGAATCTTGGATACGATGTCGCGCAATGCCTCGTCCGGAATGTTGCGGACCTTTTCGAGCCAGGCCATTTTCGTGTGCGCCGGAATCTCACGGCTCCCCAGAAAAGCGGCCAGTTCGTTTACGGCGTGGATGAAATTTTCTTCTCTCATTGCAAACCTCCGGATTGCGCCCGAATCCTGCGCATTTCAGCAAGGTCACGTGCTGTCCGCTCTTCCGGCGTTAACTCCCTTGACTGCACGGCCTTGTCCTCCCACCTCCGGCCACTGATCCATCCTTGCGCCCATTTCGGCGTATGACCTTGGTCAATGAGCGCGTGGCGGTTTGCAGCCTCTGCCGATGCAGCAGCTACGATTTCGTCAACGAGAGCGTCTGTGAGGGTTGGGATGTCGATCCATGCGTCTGCTGCCTCCGCTTTGCCCTTGGGATAGGCAAAGGCAGTCCAGAAGCGATTGAATGCGGCGAGGCGTTTGCCAGTGAGTTTGCGCTTCTTCTTCGTGAGGTAAAAATCTTCTGGATTGTCATCCGTCACGGCATCGCCGTGCGGAATACTCTCTTCTGTCTTTATTCTTTCCTTCTTACCTTCTTTCTTTCTAGTTAGTGTCCTTTTGCTGTCCTTCTGCTGTCCTTCTGCTGTACCGTTTGCTGTATCGTTTGCTGTACCTTCTGCTGTCTGCCTTGATTGATAACTATCGAAATTTAAT